TAACTTTAATATAGTGGGCCCTACCAGACTTGAACTGATAACCTACTGATTATGAGTCAGTTGCTCTAACCAATTGAGCTAAGGGCCCTAAAATAAGTACTGTTCTTCGTTTTGAGACTTAACATACTCTGATTCTCAGTTCTGATACCTCTCGGGAGCTTTAACGCGTATTAGGAAGATGAACCCTCATCGCTCGGCTTTCGCTTAGTACTTATGTGATTACATTAGAGCTAGAATTATTGCTGCAAGTGCAGCTACTATTAATAGTCCTACTCCTAATATTTGATTTCCATCAAAATCTTCTTCCATAACTTAATAGAAATTTAATAATTAAAAAGTTAAGGTGTGCTAACATGGGCTATTATTCAGCCTAGTACTGGGCCATGTTCTCTATACTACTATACACCAGTAGACTAACCTTCCTCCTTAACTCTACCTATTCCCACGCCTTCCAATGGGTAAACAATAACAGCCTGTATGCCTACAGGAGAATCTACACTTTACGATCATGTAGTTTAATTCAGGTTTGTGGGTATGAGCCACTCTATCTGGTATCGTTTAATCAACAAAATTCAACACTTGTGGAATCAAGTTTTAGTCGCGTTTTCTGCATAATACTTATTGCGTAAGCATTAGAGGCTCTGCTTTCTCCTAACGAATTCGTTTGAAAATAGGTAAAAAATAGAGCCTACACCTCCGATCAAAGAGATGTAGGCAATGTTTATCGTCCTTTTAGAACTTCATAGTTTTAGTATGGGTTCCTTCTCTTATATATGGTTTTTCCATATATTTAATAGAGAAAACTGTAACGTTCTATTACAGGGACTACACCTTTGGTGAAGCAGGTAGGATTTTCTGCCTAACGGCGATAAGTGCGGGGAAAGTATGCTGCATTGTGGCGAACCTTTCGGAACACACGTACATAAACAGGTTTACCTTCATTATCCTTTACAGGATTTCCCTCCTCATCGAGAAGAACTTCTTTGAAAGTCATCGTAATAGCCTTCATGTTCATTTTTGCCATCGTTTCTTTTTATTTAATGAATGATATTTTTATTCTAATTCCTTTTCAACTAAGTAATCAAAAACTTGTTCTAACTGTTCTTTAGTTAAATCGTTACACCGACTCACTTCAACTCCAAGAATAGAAGTAAGAGTTATGTCTTTATTACTATCAAGTGCATCAAGAACATAATAGTACATCCTTTCATTTACAACTGCACCACTTGCAAGTTGTTTACCTCTAAACTTTAACATATTCTTAAACATTATACTGTTAAATTAGAACAGAAGAGAGGAATCGAACCCCTATTTTAACCTTATCAGTGTTACGTTCTACCATTGAACTACTTCTGTTTGTTGGGAGGATTGCCGTAGGCTCCTCCCTAGCCTTAAAGAACTTAATTCGACATCTTATCTACAAGATCCGATACCATCTTAAGTCCCATCGCATCCATGGCAGCATTGCCATTACTAGTGTTTCCCCCAGCCATAACAATTTTAGGAAGTTCCAGCTTCGATAAAGCTTCAGCTACACCAATCTTCGTTTGCATCTCAATCTCTGCCTTTTCCTTAGGACTAAGACCTGCACGTACTAATGCTGCCTGACGGAATGCTTCTGCATCACCTTCAGCCTTCACTTTCTTTGCATTTTCCATAGCTTCTTTAGCAGCAAGTGATGCTACTTCATAAGCCTGTTGAGCCTTAGTTACCTCGACTGCTTTTACTTTTTCCTGCTCCCACTTTGCAGTCATAGCAGCAGCTTTACCAAGCTCCTCTGCCTTAATTGCATCCTGTTGAGCAGCAGCGGCTTGCGCCTTTGCAGTCTGGATATCCATGTTTGCTTTCTGTTGCTGAGCAATCTGCTTCTTAACTGTTTCAGAGTAGTCAATCTTAGAGACTGCTACCTGACCGATCTCTAAACCATAGTAGGCAAACGGCGAAGATTCACTACGTTTGTATCCACCAGCAGAGAGAGAATCGGGGATAAGAGTTGCAATATTAACCAGCTTTTTATCTCCTGAAATTGCATCCAGAATCTCAACTCGCTTTACAGAAGTTTTGTATACACCATTATTGAGCTGGTCAGTGATATACTCAATAAGGTCGTTCTTCTTTTCAGCATAAGATTCAAATGCAGACATCAGAGGACCAGACGCATAAATAACCTTGGTAACAGTAGGCCGAACGAGGTCATTAATAAGCCTATCCATACCGTTATAATCCGTCTGAATACGTGCTAGATACTTAGGATCAGTAGGGAGTTTAACTCGAAGTGAACCATACACCATACCATCCGACGCATCATTAAAGATCACGGGAATAGGACTTCCCATCTGTTGACCAGCATCGTTGTCAGATCCGAACCAGAGCTGCTGAGTCTTGTAATAGACCGCCGTCTTACCCCACCACTGCCAGTGGAAGCCAGGCGTCGTCCAATACTCCATGTTACCCGTAAGGGGGTACTGGTTGACCACAATAGTTTCGTTCTTCACATCCTCTCCAATCTTACCGAGAAACACAACGCAGAAAACTGCGAACACTGCCACGAAGACAGCAATAATCTTTTTTAAATTCATATGATTTTATAAAGTGATTAATGTTTTCTTTTGTTTTTAAAGCAATCTATTAATAATATCAATAAACAGATTACAAGAATTATAAATAGAGGCGCCATATATTTTCTACCTCTTAATAAAGTAATAGAAAGGTATAATAGCCTTCCATGTTATCTTACGATTAGTTATTTTCCATACATCTAACAGTTGAAAAACAACTGCAGTATAATAAAAAATAAATAAAAATTCTAAGAGAATAATTGCAAATCTAAAGAACCACATAGTTTAATCGTCATCTTGGAGTACTAGCAATACTAGAATTATTATTAATACTATTTCCATTAGGTTGATAAATTTTGATTGTTTGAGGGCGTACATCAATGATTAATGTATCACGACGATGTGTAAGATTACTATTAACTACCTTTTCTAAAGAATCTACCTTATATTCAAGATAGTTAATCTCTTTTGTAAACTTATCTGTCCAGTCTTCAGTAATTCTACCTTGAACTCCAAAAAAAGCAAAATTTACTATAAAGACAAAACCTATTATAATAAATATTGCAAGAGCTCGTAAACTTTTATTTTCCATAAACTAATACTGACAAGAACACTCAGGAGAATGAAGTAAAAATTTTTCTCCATAGTTTGTAATATACTTATGCCCATGATACATGAATTCATAGTATTCACAAACAAGACTTCCTCTTTGTGTATAAACTTTAAAGGAAGTTGCAGTAATCTTTTCTGGTTCTTTTTTCTGAGAATTGTTGTGGTCTACTTCACAACAAGATACTGCAAATACACATAATGCGAGTACAATGAGTAACTTTTTCATATTTTTACCATAATTATTTTCTTAAAAAAAATAAAAGAGATAGACTGTACGTTTGGATCATCTAAAATGTGACCTCACAATGGTTACAACCCTACAGCTAGGTACTGTTGCCATATATTCTTTCGAATCTTCAGACTTTGCCACCTATCTCTATTATTTTCTAGGACCTATAACACCGATCAAAGTGTTATAGGTAAAAAGTGATAAACATTCCAGCTAGATAAATTCTAATTATGAGCTTATTGCACCAGCTCTTTAACCTTCGTATCATCCGTGTGCAACCTTCGATATTACTTGTACAGGCATGTTTATCAATAAGAGCAGATATTCATTTGGCTATCAATCATATGACCTCTCATATGCAATTGACTGCTACATCAAACATTCGTAGTTACAGCTACTAATAGTTTCTATTTTCCCAAACATCATTTAATCTGTACATTGCTTGACGTCTGTTTGCTCTTATAAACTACTAAGTGTAAGTTTCCTTGCGACAACTTAATCTTTTCGTTTTTCATTGTGACTACGGTAGGCTCCGCCCCTACTCTACTGACCTTCTCGGGCCAGTCTTTTACTGCATTCGTCTCTTAGTCAACCACCTTAAACATAGATCAAGCAGCCTACTGTCACTATGCACCTTCATCTACTCATAGGCTTGATCAGAAGGATTTAAAAAATTAGAGGTACTTACGTATGCAACTTCCCTCCGCCCGATACTAGGATCTCTTATGATTGGCTAGCCGTTGCAGCCTCTGCCAAGGCATCTCTGTTTCACACAATAAATTGGCAGATCTATCGTGTTTATCAGATCGTTCAACATATCTAAATTGTATATGTGACTTTAAAAACTAGAGTTTACGACACTCTAGAAAACGATTCACTTTAAGCAATCTGAAACTTATTCATCTGGGTTTATGGAAACTATGCCCACCAGAAGTAAAATACAGACTATTTCCTGGATTGTGCGCCACTCTCGCGATATCCTTGTCTTTAATTCCCACTCAATTGCGGTTTAATCCTATTACTTAAATTATGTTAACCCTCTTAAGTCCGTAGGCTATTTTTCTTGAGCTTCGATAGCATTATCATCGACAAATTCATCTACTAAAGATTGCCCAATATCGTTTGTTTCAATATCTTCCATACTTAAGCGTATTTAGTACAAGATATAATTGTTATTTTACTTGTAGAATAATTTTGTGCTTTTTGTATTGCTTCCTCATCAGAAGTTGCAATGACAAAAGCAAAACTTTGAACTGGTAAATTATCCTCGTCATAAAAATAATATTCTACACAATATTTACTCCCTATCATTTTTAGTTGTAATTTGAATGGCTCTATATACACCATAAATAATAAGAAGTGTATTGATAATGGGAGTCAATAAGATAATAAATTCTCCTGTCGTAAATAAGTTAAAAATTTGCGACTTGAAAAGTTCTCGATCTTTAAAGTATACTGCAATTATTATCATTACAATAACTACGAGAGTTATTTTATATATAAACCAAAACATAATTTTAATTTTTAATTTTGGATGTGAAACAGGACTCGAACCTGCGACCCTCAGCACAACCTGCCGCTCTATCCAACTGAGCTATTCACATCTTTTCACTAACCTTCTTACTATATGTTTTACTGCAACAACATCATAATAATATCCGTTAGCGTCCCAAATAGGTTGCAGCCTATTTTCGATCTTCTAACTTTTTAAGAACCTTCTTGAGTTCTCCTAAATTAAGGTTAGAAACTCCTGCATGTCCCTTTTGTGTTAGAAGTAATCCTTTTATTCCAAAAACTGCAGCAGTATTAATATAAATTTTATTTTCTGTATACAATCCTGGAACACTAATAGTTTCTTCACCCTTATTTCCCTGTTCCGCAAATTCTATAAGTTCCTTTACAGATAAAATTGCAGAACTCTTTCCATATCCTATTGCAAAATAAATAGGATTATCAAAACGATTATCTGTATTGATACTGAAATAATACAAAGTATCAGATTTTTCAACATCATAATACAGTTGACTGTATCCTGGACGTATTGACATTACCTTTTCAGGTTGTCGATTCCTTGATGTAACATTGAGTTGTGCAAAAACAGTATTAGCAATAAAAATTGCTAAAAGAAATAAAATAACTTTCTTCATATTTAAATATCACTAAATAAAAATCTGTATCTCTTATTTGGTCATTGATACAGTTCGAACTCTCAAGTATGCAAGTATTTCTATTGCTACCCCTTTATCATCCTTAGATGCCCTGTTGAACTTATCCGAGTTTCTATGAACTTAATCATATGCAGGGGTACATGGGAGAAATTTCACCAAATCTTTTACTGAAGCCTGAAAGCATACGTAATTTTATTCAGTTACCTGGGTTTCTACTTCTGCAGAAGTCTCTTCTTCCTTCTTCGGGAAGTGAGTAATCTCCTTTACAGTGATATTCCTCGTAATCTTATCCTTGATGTAGATTTTCTGAACACGAGTACGTGTTCGATAATCCTCACGTTTTGCAGCTTCGAGTGCCTGAATACGAAGCATGCGTCTTACCTGTCCAATCGTTGACATCTTCTTTCTTTGTTTTAGTTATAGATTCGAGATTTGAGTGTTGCAATCTCACGCTCCATGCGTGCGATTTCTTGATCGTAGGGAATAGTTTTTCCCGTAATCAAATTCCTTTTGTCTTCACCTGCTTTTTTGAAAGCTTCATACGTAACTTCCAGGCGAGCAAGAGCACCTTTGCGACGGACATTCAGTCCAGGTTTTCCACCCTTCATACTGTTAATTTATTTATTATTAATTATAGATACAACTTCCTACATTATTCTGTAAAGACTTTTTCGTATAAACAACAAGTCATTAACAAATCATACAATCTGTTAATGCAAATGTGAAGAACTTGATTTGTCTCTGTATTTACAACAAAGCCTTTAATTTGAACAATACGAAAAGGAATTCCTTTAATGAGTACAGCTTTATTAGAAGCTGTTGTAATACAAGAAATAATCATAGTTAATTAACCCATCTGATTTTTATACGAGGATTTTCCAAAGGATCATAAAAGATACTTCGAATCTGACCTTTGTAGTGATTCATTACTTCAATACAGTAGTTATCGAATACTTCAGCAGGAATCTTTTGCATACCTGCTTCTACTCGATAAATATTATCGAGTGAATCAAGTTCATGCATTACAGATATTGTAATCTGATTACGTTCGAACTCAGAAATAGGAGCTACTTTAGATACTTTTACTCCATCCTGAGGAAACTCTGTAATAGTTACTACTTGATCTTTAGGTTTAGAAACAAGTAATAAACAGGAAGTCAGAATAATTCCCATGAAGAGAATTAATCCTATAGCTTTACCTAAATTATTCATTTTCTTAAAGTTGTTATGGCGAGGCTGAGATAGTGACCATCACCGACCTACGTTCATACAAGGACGCTAGGCGACCCTTGTTAATCACACCTTCGAGTGGTAGTAGGCATAGAGTAAACTCTATTAACGTGCCGATTAACAAATAAAAACCAGAAATTATCGCAACAGAGCACTATATGCAAGTTCCCACTCCTTACGATTCTCAACGCTCGGAACCTGAAGATTACCGATACGTTTGAGATACGTTTGAATATTAGGAATCTTGTTCCAGACATGATAGAAAGCGAGAACAATGTCTCGTCGAAGGACGATCTTATTGTTCAACTTTTCTGCGATCTGAATGAGAGCAGCAGCTTTCTTACATGCTTCCATGTACTCTTCGTTAGAGATCTCCAAGAGACCGTTGTTGAACTTTCTCGAAGAGTGCGAACCCTTGATCAGTTGAATAGCTGCCTTGAATTCGAACTCAGGGAAAGCTTTCGTGAAATCCTGGAGCTGCTGATAGCCATGAAGACCTTTTTCCAGATAAGCTTTCATGTAGTCAGTGATTACCCAGTTTGCATGTCCTGCATTGAACTTGATTGCGAGATTCAGAGGAGATGCATCCGAGTTGATAATAATCACTCGAATTGCAGTTTTGTTCTGCGGATACTTCTCTTTCAGCATACGAAATGCTGCGAGACGATTCTGACCATCGAGAACTTCACCGTCTGCAGAAACATAGATAGGCGGCATCCACTCTCCATCGAGAAAAGCTTTGAAGATTCGATTTACGTGAGCTGTTCTCAGGGTACGATTCCCTGGAATGAACGAAAGATGTTTTACGTTTTCTACGAGATAACACTTTTCAAAGGGAGTACGACTCGAAAAAAGATCTTTAGACATAATTACAATTTTAGATATTGTTAAACTTAGAGGGTTTTAAAAATCTCCAGGTCATGGCAACCACACTATCGCTCGCTGGATTAAATCGTAGTTTTCATCTAACTAATGCCAACTGAAAAGTTATATGGAACTAGGTGTGTTATATAATCAAATGCAAACAGAGGTTTCTAAAAATGGATCTTAGTTAAGCTCAGAGAGGTAGCTCACTCTCACTAAGATCCAGCTACTAACTATGGAATATACGTATTATTCTTCAAGTTCATCAACCAACTTAAACTGAAGTGCAGTTTCGTAGTTCAACCATACGCCTTCTTCATTTTGTAAGTGCATGACTCTTTCAACTTGTTTTTCAGTTAAAGCTGACTTTCTTTTGAATATAGTTTTAAGTATTTTATTAGAAAATGCAAGATCTTCTTTAATAATACCTAAAAGTCTGAAAGTAATTGCATTACTTGTATTAATCCGAGGAGTATGAATAAGGATTTCTGCATCTTTATCCATATATCTCTTTTTTCCTGCTTGAGCAATAATAGTTGCTGCAGAAGCCACTTGACCATGACAAAAAGTAGTAACTGGAATGCTAAGAGAAAGAAGATAGAAGTAAATAGCTAAAGCTTGATATGTACTTCCTCCAAGTGAATTGATGTGAATAGTTAATTCACGAGGTTCGTGTTTGATTACTAACTTAGTAAGTTCTTCAAGTGTAGAGATGCGATTCTTTCGAATTCGCAACCATTTTCGGATACCTATAGTGCCTTCAAAATATACTTCCATTACTCTTTTAGTCAATTTTAGATTTCAATTTTATGTACTCGGTACGGGATTCGAACCCGTGATTTCAAGAATGAAAATCTTGCGTCCTAGGCCAACTAGACGAACCGAGCGAATCCGATTTTTATAGAGATCGGAAACTCTCTTTAAAATGAAAAAGTGCAATTACAGACATTTTAGTGGTATAGCTTCCGATCAAAGAAGCTATACCTAAACGACAGATTCCAAAGAGAGTTCTGCCTTCTCTCCAGCATGTAAAAACTTTAATAATAAAGAATTACAATTACTACTGTTACGGTTAATCAACATATAAGATTACGATCATCTGTCGTACTACAGTCAACATTACAGATCAATCTTACTAGCTAGGTAAGATAATAATTCTTATATGACCTCTAACTCGAGGGTTTTCTTCTTTTCTTGTCTATATAACTCACTCAACTTTCTAGACTAGCTAATCTGAAAGGCAGACATTACGAGCTAACTGGTTATTGTCTATAGATAAATTTCGTCCCTATTGAAAAGAAGTTTGGTAATTCTGCCATTTTCCTTTGCTCCACATTTACGTATGTGAATCCACGCTATCCAGCAAATTCTCTATGTTACCATAGAGTCTCTATCCCTGTTAAACCGCTTGGTAGTTCGACACTTAACAGTCTTCCGCATCTCTTATATAGGCAATATTAATTGGATTACATCAATGTTGCTAGCATATATTAGAAATAACCGTAATTAACTTGCGTGCAATAGGACAAGTGCCTTCCTATTCAACACACCTAATTTCTTAGGCATTTTTATGTTTAATTTCTCCAAATAAATTATTATGAATAAAAAATAAATCCTACATATTCGGACCGTCTCTTGCTTTCATATTCTAGCTTGTTAGTGCAGGTGAGTTACTTCTGCAATTTGTTCACTCGAATTAAATCAGAGGAAATAAAATTAAACTAAGAACTTTTAAGCATTAAAGCTAGCCTACTGCGAATTTCATAATCTAGATTTATATATTTAGATAAAAAATGTCAAAAAGAAACAGTTTTAACAATAGAGGGTACTACCAATCCTGCTCACGCAGACATCTCTATTAACTATCCAATTCGGAATAAAATTCAACTTGGGGAGGAGGATTTATATTCACAAATTAGTCCTTAGACCTTATGTGTAGATAGACTGTTCCTGGCGTTTACGAGTTGTGCCAGGGTTGCTCGTTGTTAATGGTTCAGTCACGGCAAGATAGCCCCAAAGGTTCTCGCTATGAATTCATTAACTACAAAGAAAGGAGGTGGCTTACCAGCCAGTTTCGTATTTGATATGACACTCGTCGAGCCACTCCTGAGCTGCAGGAATAGAGATCTCGCCGATCACACGCTTTTTGTCTTGCATCATGCTGAGAAACCAGCCACGAGGAGTTTTGAAAAGCGTCTGAAACTTGTGTCTCGCATTTTCTTTCGGTGCGCGAAAAGCCTTATAGTTCGGCTTCTCTGCTTTGAGACATGCGAAATCTTTCTTTCGCATAGTTTTCTTAGAAATGAACATAATTACAATTTTAGATATTGTTAAACTTTATTTAAGAGTTTTAATGTCTAAAATAACTTTTTCAAGTGTTTCAATAACTTGATTTTTTATTTGAGACTGTTTGCATTCTTGAGATGCAATTTCTTGATCACTAGGTATTTCATTGAATTTTTCTTGGACTATTTTAAAATATTCCTCAAATTCTTCTTTTTTGAAATTATGCTTTTTACAAAGTCTTTTACAAAATTCTTCAGAGTCTTTGGTATGCAAGAATAAAATAAATTCTTGAACAAAAAGCTTAAAAATATTATTCTTACAGAGCATATTATTTAAAATTAAAATTTTGTTAGACTTTTATTAAAAAGATTCATATAATCCCATTGTACACTGGATAACTTAGAATCACTAACTAGAAAAAACTATTTTCCTAATCAAGTTTGAGAATCACTCTTATTATCTCATACATAAGGCTGATGAGGCACATATGCGACCTATGTAAGCTCTGCAAAACTCATAGGATTTTTTGTACCGAGAACGGGAGTCGAACCCGTACGGCCATTACTGACCAGGGGATTTTAAGTCCCCTGCGGCTGCCATTTCGCCATCTCGGCATCCAATATTTATTCCTTACGTTTTCATACTATAATAATTACAAGAGCAATTAAAAGAGATAAAAAATGCCATAATGAAGAAAATTAGTTGCGGAGTCAGGATTCGAACCTGAATCTCCTGGGTTATGCGTGGCCCAGGCTGGTTATCCAGTTACCATGCGCAATACACTCCGCGATATAGATTAATGTTTGAAACTCCAAGTTCCATTGTGATTTGGAAAAGATATCGCTTCCACAATTCATTAAATAATTATTACTACCGTCTTGAGCAATAATATAATTCATAATGTACTCACTTCCTTTGTGACAGTCAGTTAAGGAATATATACATTACTTGTCGACCTACTGTACTTCGCTCCCTTACACTATTCGACGAGTGTGAAAAGCCAATTTCGGGTCTTATTTATACTCGTTTAAACCCTACTTACATTAGGTAAACTAATCATAGTAAATCCAGACATTAGTTTCTGGTAATCATCAGCAGGATTTCGAGTTTATGTATGTTTAAAGTTTGAAACTTTGAATTGTCAAATTATAAAATAACTAATATTACCAAAAGCGATTGTTTAAACTTCAAAATAGTAATTGAAATTATTATTATTGAAGAGTAACTTTCTGAATGTGAGAATAATAGATATTTTACATAAAGGAAGTTGGTCTGACAAATTGACAGTTTTAAAAAGAGTAGAGGATGAATAACAGTGTGATAATCAACGACTTACACCGATCACTTCACCCTCTACTTCAGTCACAACATGACATTTTGTCAGGTGTTTCTGTCATTTTGTCATGTCAATATGTCAAAGAACTATTATTACTATGCAATCGCAGTTAATCTCGGTTAAGATATATAGTTAAAGCGATCGCGGCAATTACTACAGCTGCCCAAGGACCACAAGCCATGACTATTACTGTAGCAATCCATCCAAGCATAATCAAGCCAAAGATTATACCGAGTATTACTTTAATTGCATCCATAATCTTTAATAAAAATGTGGGAAGAGCTCATCACTTCTCTTCCCACGGTCACTAATCATCTAAACTCATCAAATCATCACTAGGGCCTATAAGTCCGATCAAAGACTTATAGACAATGGACACATCGTACAATGTACCACATGTCATACCGTCCTTTTTCAAGGACTCAGAAACTTTCTGGATTACTATATCAGCTATCTGCATTAGCTATATATATTCTACCCATATTAGTTTCTAAACAGTTAAGAGGCCGTACTCACGACCCCTTAACTGTAATTTGGCCGTTACGCATACTCAAGGACGGGTACTTCGCGCTCCGTCAGTTCATCGGTTGCGACACCGTTGTTGAACTTACGAACCTTGATCTTCGTCATCTCCTTGCACGTCAGCTTCTTGCCACACGTCTTGACTACACGATCGTAGTCATTCTCTGCCTTCTGCAGATCCTTACATACAGGACCGACGAAATTGCCCTGATAGTCCATGCGACGAAGTGCTGCGACCGAGAAATAGCCGTCCTGACCGTTTCGTTTCACTACGAGCAGTGTTTCAACTGCATCACTGTTCGGACGAACAGTACGAGTGAAAAGCTGAATATCAGCTTCCGTGTCAGGAAATTCGACAACTTCATTCGGTGCGATACCGTAGGTTACTATACCTATACCCTTTTCCTTCAGGAATTCGGGAGACACTTCTGCTACTACACGCCCACCAGGAGCTGCAATCTTCGGCAGATTTTTTACTTCAGAAATTTTCATGTTTTATAAATAAATTAAATTAAACTTCTATGTACTACAATCACGTTTATTTTATACTTGTGATGTACTACGAACTTGTCGGGAGCTTTGGTACCTGTTGGTGGCTTTGGTTGATGGAAAAAAGAAGGAGAGCAGGGATTGCTCCCCACTCTCCAGTTATTATGCCAGTTCCTCGAATAACGAGACTGGTTTGAGGTCAAACTCTCCCTCCAGCTTCTCACGGTCCTTGTTGAACCGCTGGAACTTAAAGGACTGGTTCTCCGTGACTTTGAGCCGCTTGCCTGCGAGGAGTTGGGTGACCTCCAACGCATCACCGCAGGTGAGTATGCGCAGATTGAGGTCGTGTTTCTCGCGAATGGCTTCCATGTAGTCCGTGCGACCTTCAGGTGCGATCTGACAACCGCGCTGAAACGTGCTGAGCGGGAACCAGCGCCACACTCCGTTGATGCAGCAAAGGATCATGAGACCCCGAACGGTAATCTCCTCACCGTCTTTGTTGACGGTCTTAAATTCCTTCCCCTGCTTGATGAGCTGGATATCGAAGTCCTCAAACTCGACCGTATCACCCTTCAACAGCAAGTTCTGGGTAAAAATAGTCTTCGACTTCAAGATCTCGACAGTTACGTCATCGAATCCCCTGTTGACTGCATCCTGCAGCATTTCGGCCCTCTTGGCGCCTTTTAATTGTTTCATAAACGTGATGAGTTAAAGATGAATGATTAGTTAGTGATTCGCTACCTTTCAGTAGCTTTTGTTATTTGACCAGTGCTCGAAGTGCTTATAGCTTAGCTTCGAGTCCTGCAATGTACATCTCAACAATTACATTGAGCGGAGTAGTAACAGTCGATAAAGCTTTTACAGTGTTGTGAGAAATAGCTTCAATAGAAGCTATTTCATCTGCAACACGTTGGGTTCTGTCATCCATAGCAAAAGCTATTAAAGAAAGGGCTCAAAGCCCTTTCTTGATTACACCTGCCCACATATCGCGAGCAACATCCATGAGTGCACGGTCTTCTTCCGTGACCTTGTCGACGTTCTGCAGCTTGAGCGGCTCCTGATAAGTGTAACGAGGTCGAGCAGTGCCACAATTGTGAACATCCGACATAGATTCTGCTTCGATGAGCAGGTTGTGAAAAACAGTCTGTACCATGGTTTGATAGTTTGATGAGTTTCCGAGAAGCACTATTGCTATCTAAATAATATTCAGATATTTTGGTAAAAAGAAAAAAAATCTATCTCGGATTTCTCCGAGATAGATTGAGGTGGTTAGCGTTTCCACACGACCTTGCCAGTGTTCCACTCGCGGATGTCGAATGTTACACTCGTAGAGTCTTTATACGCTTTCTCGCGCGCGATGACATAGTCGTCATGGTTGTAGCTGCCGTTCCTTCCAGCATTGGCGTCTTCCTCGGTCTTGTACCAGCGAGTTTCGGTTCGTGTGTAGTTGATAGAGCAACAAACCGTTCCTTCGAGCAGATTTACGGTAGGCTCGCCCATGAACGAGAGGTTGGTGTAGTTGCTGCTGTTGCAGGTCAGTTCAACCTGGTCTACAGGACGAACCGTGAGTTCTGCAGTGCCAGTGAGGATGGCAAGCGCGTTCTCTCGAGTCTCTTCAGGATGAGCCTGAATGAGAGCTGCTATGTGCTCAGTGAGCTCAGCAGGGTTTGCCGACGAAATGGAAGTAGCGACGATCGATCTGATAAGTGCGATGTTTTTCATAATGGTATTAGATGAAAAAGTTTAACATATAGACAGTTCAGATGCTTTGGTTTCTAAAAATAGAACTTTTGTCAGAAATATTTTACTCGAAAAAATTTCGATTTTCCATCTGAAACCCCCAGGGGGAGTTTTAATAGAGTATCCATATGTGTATACAATATATACAATATTCGTATGTATACATGATATCCATACACAAATCTCTTTTTCTAAACTCAATGGGGGGGGTTGTTTAAACAACCCAACAGGTATATAGATCTGTTCGAGCGCCTCCGCGAAGCGAGAACATATATAGATAGGTATCTCCCAGGGCATATAAGTGTATCTCCCAGGGCACTTTTTTAAAATAGGTGTATCAAAAACGACACCTTAGTGTATCTCCCAGGGCTATTTTTAAATTGAATGTACTATATCAAATTCTTATACACTTTAAATAAATATTGGTATAAATATTTGGTAATATTAAATAAATGTTATATCTTTGTAATATTAAAAATATTAATTTATGGATAATAAAGTGCAACACATTCAAGTCCCTCATGATTTGGGGGTTGCAAAAGAAATTAAAATGAATCCTACTGATTATCTCATTTATGGTTATATGAGAAAAAATATGGATAAAGATACATTCCAAACTTTTGTTTCACTAAGAACTCTTGCAGAATTAGCAAGAGTATCTATTAATACAGTGCAAAGTAGTATTAAAAAACTAAATGCAGCAGGTGAAATTAAAATTCTAGAAAAGAAAAAAGGTAGGAGTAATATTTATGAGATTCAAAAATCGGGAAGATATTTTGAAAGATTTACTTACGAGTTTATGGATGCTGAGAATACTACTCCTGAAGAAAAAGGAGTTCTATTAGCAATGCAACAATACACTAGTACAAATGATGGACAATTTGCTATTACAACTAAAACTAATAAAGAACTTGCAGCAAAAATGGACATAAGTACTAAAGTATTAACTAGAGTATTTAGACAATTAGAAGATAAAGGTATTTTAATTACAAGTAGAACATCTGCTTTAGATAAAATATCAGGATTACGTAAATCTGCTAAACTTATTGATTTATCTTTAGTATGTCAAGCAATCTTATTTGTAAATCAAAAAGTAGATCAACATTCAGAACAGATTGAAAAACATTCAGAAGATATTAAAAATCTACGTAAGGAAATTATGAAATTAAAACAAGAAAATGAAAAACTTTTAAGTAGATTAAATACTAATTCTGATTTTAATTTTGCATAATATGGATACAACAAATATGACTATAACAGATAAGACTACAGCAGATTTGTCGGGTACTATTTCATTTCCTGGAAGTATAATTAATACAACACCTAATCCATATATAGGTATGGCAAGTACTATAGGGGTAGCGAGTGCTATGGCAAACTCAGTAGGTACTACAGTAACTAATCTAAAAAATGAATTAGAACAAAGAATCGCAGCTTTAGAAAGCGTAACAAGTTATTTATTATCTAAAGTTTCTGAATTAGAAAATAAAGTAGATAATTTAACATCTAGAATTTCTGAATTAGAGAATCCAAATCGTTGTAAATTAGATCCAGAAATAGGTGCTGTAATTTGTGATTTATAAAAATAATGTATATATTTGCAAAATAATATAAAACAATTATTATGAACGATATCACATACAGACCATTCATACGAGATAGTGCTTTAGGAGATATTAATATTCAAATTCCAAATCTTGAAATACCTGTATATAAACCCAGATATTCTCAACCTTTGGAAGATGATACAGAGACAGAAGTACAATCTCAAGTAGAAGAGATAAGAAATCCAGAACCAATAGTTCAAGAAACTACAGTTCATAAATTCAATTCTAAAAAGGATTTCAAAGATACAATGCTTCCTATTTATGAAAGATTATTAAAATCAAAAGGTTTAAATCCTGCATTTGCTAAATCATTAGTAGCACAAGACGGATTAGAATCAGCTTGAGGTTCTAAACCTGCAGGATCATATAATTTTGGAGGTATTAAAGGAAAGGGAACAACTAAACGAACTAGAGAAGTTATTAATGGTAAGGATGTTTATATAAATGATCAATTTAGAAATTTCAAATCACTTGAAGATTATGCAAATTTTAAAATTGATCTATTAAATAATAAACGTTATAACGCATTCTCTGGAGATATAAAAGAATTTGCAAATAGAGTTCATAGAGGAGGATATGCTACAGATCCAAGATATGCAAATATTTTAAATCAAGTTATAGCTTCTGCTAAACATGGAGGAGTATTAAAATTTCAACAAGGAGGAATTCAAGAAGGAAAACAGTGGCTTGAAGATTGATATAAATCACGTAAAGGTTTAGTAAAACAAAATGTTAAACAAGTTCTACCAATTCCTCTCCCTGTAACTGAATCTTTAGTATTTAATGCACTTAAAAGAAATTTAGATCTTACTAGAGCAAAGATAAATCCGAGTAAAGTCCCTGATAATGCTTCAGGAGTTTATTATCCGTTTGGTAGAAGAATATTTTTAACAGATGGATCAACTAGTACTGCAATTCATGAATGAACTCATAGTAGTTTACCTGATGCACAAGAGAAAGTAATTAAGAAGTATCAAGATAATTTTGGAGATACTGTCTATGATAATAAAACAATCGTTCCTGATGAATATTTAGATAATCCTCAAGAAATTTATGCTAGATTAATGCAGTTAAGATATAGTATTAATGCAGATCCTAATCATAAATTTACTAAAGAAGAAATACAAAATATTAAGAAGGAACATTTAGATCATTATACTCTTACAAATAGACTTAAAAATTCAGAAGGTAAAGGTAGTTTCTCAGTATCACAATTTGATAAAGATAGAAAGATAATTCAATCAGAACCATTTAATCCCGAATATAAAATTGTACCTGAAGAGTCTACAGTTACTCCACATTATAATAAAGAGAATACATATAATTTATTGAATAGATATAGTGATGATTTCTTACTTTATTTATTTAATAATGTAGCTCAAGCGCCTACTAAAAAGAAAGATACTACATTATATGCTCAGTTGGGGTTAAAAATACCTAAGTATCAAGAACCATCTGGGAAATTAATGAATCGCTCTACACGTATATGAATGCAAGATAAAAACGGAGAATATGCATGAGCTAAAAGAAATAATGTTTCTAGACCTGAATTTTGAGATAGGTTAAGAGATGAAAATAAGGAATCTATTGTAGATTGAGAGAATCCTAACTCTATAGCTACGCATAAACTTGGATATGGAGAAATAGATAATAAAATTATTATCTATCCAGAAGTTCAGAAAGTTAATGAAAAACTAATAGATTATACAAGACCTCCTTATTCGCATAATGCAGGAATCATTAATGCATACGAGACAGGCAATTATGTGACAGCTCCTAATGAAAAACTTGCTGAAAATTTTACAACTACATACAAACAGAAATATCCTGGATTTATAGAACATGATGTTTTCGAGGATGAAGTAAGTAGAGATGTATATAATTCAAAAAGCGATAAAATAAATTATGTATATAATAAACTTCTTGCAAACGGATATACTAGAATGCAAGCTTCAGCTATTTTAGGTTCGTTGTTTATTGAAGGGCAGCTAGATGAAAATAAAAAAGAGACTGGGGGAAATGGATATGGTCTTCTGCAATGAACAGATTCTACACGTAAAAATAATCTAAAAGAGTTTAAGTCTTCTACTGCAAAAAATGAATTTGAAAGACAAGTAGATTTTTTGATTCACGAATTGAAAAATCCTGATGTATGGCTAGGGCAAAGAAAATTAGATGAATTTTTAAATGCGGAGGATATAGATAGTGCAACAGAAATATTAGCAAAGAGATTCTGCCGTCCAAGAACAGGAAGCGAAAAGATGGACGCTAGGAAAGAAGTTGCAAGATTTTATGTGAATCAACAGCCTAGGTACAGCTTAACAGATAAATATATATATGGACAATAAGTTATATGATAAAGTAATAACAAAACTGCAAGATAAAGATACTCCAAAAATTGAATTAAAAGATTATGGTTTTTATAAAAATGCAGCTGTAACTTTTATTAAAGATTCAAAAGTATATTATGCAGTTTTAAATAATGGATCTAATGGTAGTGAAAACTCTATATTAAATCCAATGAAAGAAGTAGTTTCAATTATGGAACTATTAAAACAGGAACATCAAGAAATAGATGATGCCACAATTTGTGATGTTATAATTGATATTCCAGATGACGTTTATACTTGAATATTTCTAATATATTTAAAATAAACTGATAAATACATAAATATATACATACATGTTTACATTAAGAAAAATTACACAAACAGGTGTTGAAATGAATTTTAATTTAGGAGATTCATATACACTAGTTACAAAAGAAAATTCTCCAGAAGAATTTGAAAAAGGTTTAAAAGAACATCCGTTCTATGGAGATATTTATGCTTTTGTATCTTGAAATAATGAAATATTACCATTATATAAAAATCAGAAAAATTATATAGTTTCTGAAAGTGGTAAAACATATGATAATTTAACATATAAATAAAATGAAAACAATGACTTGGAAAACAAAATTAATTATTGCCGCAATTATAATTGCTTTAGTATTGGCAGGTTGTGGTATTGTATCAGCAATGAGCTTTAGTAGTCTATTACTTGCAGTTGTAAGTTTAGCTGTAGGTGTAGGTTGTGGCTGGTATGCAAAGAATGTTTATGATAAGTATTTCAAAGATAAGTAATGAAAATATATAAAATATTCTACATATTAGGATTAATGTTTATGGGATTATTCTTCCTCAGTACATTATCTACAGGAACTCCATTATATGTCTTAATAAGCCTAATATGTTTTTTAATTAGTGCAAAATATTATAAAGAATAATGATTAAACAGTTTATAATGCAGAATATTGTGAGTGGGGGGGGATTACTACTATAAGTTATGTAATAGGAGCAACTCTCTTTAGTAAAGGAGTATCAGAATTAGTATATGTTGATGAAACTAATACGCACCACCTTTTAAAGAGATGAAATAATGAGTTAATAACCAATTTTACAATTGAAGTTCCAAAAAATATATTAACTTCTGGTTGAGGTCTTCAATTAAAGTGGATGAATCCTGATTATAATGATGATTATAAGAGTTTTGTTCAATCTTCTGTATATATGGATGGAACAGATATTACAAATTATGCTTATATTGAACCAGGTACTGCATCTGATGGATATATTAATTTTAATGTTTTAACGGATGTTGGAGTTATTAGAAAAAATCTAACTATTACAATTAATCAACTTCCTATCAATGTATTCTATTTAACTTATAATTCTATTGATACGCCAGCTGCTTCATATGTTAATTTCAACCTTAATTCTAGTCTAGGTGTTACTGAATCAACAACCTGTAAACTAACTTATGGAAATGAAAGTGCAACTACTATAAAAACTGTAACATTACCAGCTGGAGAAAATATAGTAAGAGAACAAACTGGAATATTTTTTTATACAATTCCATTAAATATGTATATTACTCCAAAAGAGTCTTCTAATATATTAAATAGACAGAATCTTTATTCTGGATTTGTTTGTATGAATTTTGATGATGCTTACTTATATAATTCTACACCAGATGAACTTTTAAGTTGAAAAGAGGTTCAAACTAATTTCTGAGATAATACTATAAGTAAAACTAAAGTTACATTAACTTTAACAACTACTGATGGAGATATTGTAAGTGCTTTTACGATGTTACCTATAGATGGTAAAACTTTAATGTTCTTCTTTGATCCTAGAAGTAATATATATAACCAAGCAGTTGAATCTATGACTTTTAAAGACGAATATTTAGGGTATAATCTTAGATATGAATTCCCAAGTAGTACTTCTGCATGAACAACCCAGATACAATTAAATGGACAATTTATAGGTCTAACAAATACTGGAACCTTAGAACCTGTTCCATTTAGGGGAAAATATAAAATATAATTAAAAAGGAACCCAATTGGGTTCCTTTTTCTTTTTTATGATACAGTATATGTATGACTATTATCTGAAGTAGGAGATACCGTTAAAGGTTCCTTCATATCCAGCAGCTCTTTGACCTCCAAAATCATCTAAAATTACATTTATGGTCTTATATTGAAATAAGCCCCCCCCTATTTTGTGAAATAAATAATTTATTCATATTATGTACAAGTATATTTCTATGATAAATTCTGATCATGGGTAAAATATAATGTTCCTAAATTGATGAATTCTTCACTTTCTCCACCAAGGAATACTTCTAATTCTAATGTTTGTGCTGTAGAACTAGATACGGGAGAATAGATATTAAAATTACAATAATAGGGAGCATTATAGCCTCCAGAGCAATAAAGTATCGAACCATCATTAATAATTGACTTCCCATCTTCAGTAGACTTTCAGGAGAATGTTCCTTCATTTCCTCCAGTATAACGTAACTCTAAATAATCAGGATCTTTTACAGGTCAAATTCGAAAATGCATTGGTTCTCCAGGCTGATGACCTGCAGCGCTCGTATTATATCTTACAACGTTTTTAAATGGATATGCGTCTTCCCAACGACCTCCCTCAGTGTCATATAATTGAATTGAATAAGGAGACGTTTCTTTTCCGATATTTTGCGATATAAAAGGTTTTCCCATATATTAATATCTTTTAGGTATACCTCCAAGTTTATCCGCTCATCTCTCTGTGTAGAACCAGTAATATGATTTCTTAGAATTTGGAGTATGAATCATAGCCCAAATAATACTTGGAAGTCCAATAATTAGTAAATAAAGAGGACCTAAATATAAAGATTGTCTTGTATGTCCTCATTCGTGATCTTTAATAAAGTTTCTATTATATTTCCAACTTGATTCTCCCATTAAGATATATAATCCTAATGAAATACCTCCAGGAAAGTCGCCAGCATAAATTGGAATTTGTTTGTATGTTTCTTTATACTCTACATTATAGAGTTTGGTTAAGATGAGACCTAGGAGACACTGTGGGAACTCCCAGATCCATCTTAATAGTTTAATATATCATTTCATATGTTATGCTTTAAAAAAGTATAGTTTTTTCCCATGTGTATTTGGAGAAATATCAATGTGTAATCAAGAGATTTCACCTTTATTGTCTCATTTTTCTACTCGTATAGGATATCTAAGTTTATCTTGATTATTTTCGAGAATTTCTCTCATCTCTTTAGCAGTTAATTTAGTTGATATTAAATCAAACGCTTGTCCTTTATAATGATAACCTGTAGGAGTACCAACTCCACATCCAGGTTCTCTATAACCACTATAATTTCTAGATCCTCCTGCATATCAATTATTGCATATAAGAGGAACATTTAGAATTTCTCTAACATTCTCTAAAGCTTCAAGAGCTTTTGGATCTAGAAATTTTATAGCATCATCACCATATTGATTATATATTTTAGATGATACTAATTCTTTTACTTGAAAATATTTATTTGCTTGCATATTAATTAGTACATGGATTATATAAGCATGCTCATGCATGTCCTATAAAAATCTTATTTCTAATATAATTATCTTCAATTTTATCTAACATTGTATAAAGCTCTGAAATTTTATATAATCAATGCTCTCCTTTATTTGAAGATTTTATAATTAAAGGAGTAAAGTTAAGTTCTTTAGATATAGAGGCCACTATTTTGTTTGCATTCTCAGAATATTCATCAGCATCATATAAACCATAAAAATCTTCATTTATAATAATATCTTTTAGCTGAGGTTTAATTCCAAAAACTTTAAACCGCTCTCACTCTATCTGAGATAAAAATCCAGAGGACAATCTTTTTGAAACAGTATCAATATATACTCTAGCGTAGTATTCTTCTGCAACTTTGATTATATCTGGCATAGTTTCTTTTAATGATTCAAATGAACCAAAAAATAAATCTTTACAGATTCTTTTTTGAGTAGAATGACCATCTTTCAATCTTGAAAGAATTATTACTCTTACATAATAATCTTTTTCAAAGTGAAGAATAGGTTTTAATATCTCTAAATTATTTATCATTATTGAAGGTATGTGTTAATATAATATATGAGATAATCTCCTACCAGACTTTCGTCTATATAATTTGTAGCTCCATTTACTGCAGTTTGTCCAGTTATAATAGGTATTCCTATCTGTTCAACTGCACTAAGTATAGTATCTATTTCCCCTCCAAAATAATAAGAAAGTACTGCATAACTTACTCCCATATACATATTAGAAGCCATTCCATCTTTATCTACACATCTTAAATCAAGTTGAGGTCTTGTCATACTAGAAACTAAATCTGCACGTTTAGCTCAATTAGTTTGTAGTTTACTTATATATGGATTGCTATTTGCATTAAATTCTAAAGTCATAGGATTGTTTACTACTAATATTCCTGCACTTGAATTATATAAATCTGCTTTAAACATTCCTTGATAACTTCCAAACTGACTATTATCCATATAAAGATTAGTGTTTACTGCAATATATTCTCCTGATGTAGAAAACTCTGTGGGAGCTATATAATCGTATTTTGGATTAGGGTTACATATTTCAATAGTTGCAGAATTAAACGTCATACGTTCTAATGAAGATATTGGAAACAATAAGTTTACAGGTATAGCAAAATTCTTATGATCGAAACCAATACCTGTATCTTCTATTGTTCTCACAGATACAGTATAGTTTACAGGTAGTGGAGTATCAACTCCCAAATAAGTAAATGTTAAATTTACAGTTATTTTAAAATATTGTTCTTGATCATCATAATCTAAAGGATAATCAAATGAAACCCCAAATAAGTAATTAGCCGTGCGTAAGGGTTCAATATTTGAATCTGTAATTTTTGGAACTGTATAATTTGGGCCATAAAAATAAAAATAAGACTTATTTATTTTTTTACCCCCCCCTGTTTTGAAAGATAAATTGTTTTATCATACCTTTATTTTTTATCCTTATTTCACTTAGCAGCATTCTGAGCAAAAATAGCACGTTTTCTGGTTACTGGATTTTTACTATGAGTTAATTCCTCAGTAGTTTTGCCAGTTTTCTTTTTAGTAGCATTAAATTTACCTCTATTTTCTGGTTTAATATGGATTTTACTACCATTCTTCATCATTTCAAGATAACCTAACATAATATTATCTAGATTACCTTTTTCATCTGCAGGTTTACTATATGCCTGCGCAATTTTGTTTAAAATTTCATCGTTATATTTCATAATTATAATATTAATAATTGAATATGCACATTATTTGTGCAAATATAGTTATTTATTTATTTAAATACAAACATTTTACTGATTTATTTGGATATACAAAAAAATTATTATATATTTGCATCATCCAAATAAAATTATACAATAATTTAAAGAATTAGATATGGCTAAGAAACAATACGATTTAAGCTCAGGACTCTCATGACTAGGGACTATCCTACAGTATATTAGAGATTATGGAGTATGTAGTATCTTTAAAGCCTTAATCATCATGTTTATGTTAAGTATTACTTTGAGAATATGTTATGATCCAACATTTTTATTTGATAAGTATTCAGAATATATGAGTCAGAAACATTTACAAGAATTGTTAAATAGGATTGATGATGATAAGAAAGTTAAAGATCTACTTCCAAGACTATTATATATGTCAGGTGCAGATAGAGTATGAGTAATACAATATCACAATGGTATTTCTGATTGATTATATGGTTCTATGCGATTTGAGTTATGTGGAGAAAACGCACACTCAATCAAAGAACAATATGATAATTTTCATCTTAGTTGATTAAATCTTCCTGATTATTTAAAAACACATAATCAGTTTATCGGTAACTTAACTACTTTAGAACAAATAGATCATGTAATGTATGATCGATTTGGAAAAAATAATGTAGAATATTTAGCATGTACTCTACTAAAAGATGATACTGGAACTCCAACAGGAATTTTAGGATTCACTTGAGAAAAAGAAAACGAAGTAGGATATGAAGATAGTACTATTAAAGAGAATTTAATTAGATACGGAGCAATAATAGGACAATATATAAAACCAAATATAATAAACAATGCCAAAATTAAGTAATGTAAAGGAAAAATATGTTAATGGATATCAAGTAGACAAAGAAACAGAAGATGTTATTTATTCAGATGCAAAACATCTGTACTTAGATAAATATGATAATAAGCCTTATGTATCTGTAACAACATTGATACATAAATATGTTAATGAGTTTGATTCAGCATTCTGATCTGCATATAAAGCTTGCGAAGCTTTAGTAGAACCAGAAATTTTTAAAGTTGTTAAAACTACATTACTAAATACAAAACGTTGAAATCCAACTTTACTTGAAAAGTTAAATATCAACGAAGAAGAGTTTGAAAATAAACGGGCAGAAATACTTCAATCGTATGAAGTAGAAAGAAATAAATCTTGTGAAAGAGGTACAAAAATACATGCTCAATTTGAAAACATGTATTATCAATCTGAAGAACAAGATCTTAAGAAATTTGGTCTTGGAGGAAAATTTACTTGCAAGAAAGGATATTATCAATTAGATTTAGAAAAAGGAGTTTATCCTGAATTTATGATTAGTTATAAATCAGAAGATGGTTTATTAAGAATTGCAGGACAACTTGACTTACTTATTAAAGACGGTAATGATATTTATATATACGATTATAAAGGACTCCCTCTAGATACAAAAATTCCAACTAAAAACGGATGGACAACTATTAAGGATATAAAGGAGGGAGAAGAGATATTTGATAAAGAAGGAAATATAACTAAAGTGTTACATAAATCAGATATCCATTACAATCCATGTTTTAAAATAACTTTTGATAACGGAGAGTCGATTGTGGCAGACCATGAACATAGATGACTTATTTCTTTTAGGAATATAGATAAAACATTTAGGGAAGTAGTTATGACCACAGAAGATATTGCAAAGTGGTTAATTGATAAACCAAGAACCTCGTACAATATCCCAAAAATAATGAACGCAAATCCTCTAAATCTTCCAGAAATAGAACTTCCTATAGATCCTTATGTACTGGGATGTTGACTAGGAGATGGCTCTAAGTCATGTGGAATTATCACTAATATAAACTCTAAAGTATGGGAAGAAATAGAAAATAGAGGATATACTTTTGGAGGAGATCTTTCTGACGGAAAATCTGCGGAAATGCGAACTATATATAATATTAGAAAAAAACTTAACGATCTAGGAATACTAAATAATAAGTTTATACCTGATTTATATATGCGAGCCTCTTATCAACAAAGACTTGATTTGCTTAGAGGGTTAATGGATACTGATGGTTACTATCATGAATCTAGAAAAAGATTTGTAATGGGAACTACTCAGAAATGACAAGCTGAAGATTTATTAAGGTTAGTAAGTACATTAGGCATAAAAGCTACTGTTTTTGAAGTAGATAAAAAATGTAATGGAAAGATATTTAAAGGATGAGATGTATGTTTTTCAACTGATGGATTAAATCCCTTTTTAGTAAGAAATCAAGATATCGACTTCCCATCTAAAAATAAGAATACATTTAGAAATATTATATCTGTAGAAAGAGTTGATACAGTAGCAACGCAATGCTTAGAAGTTGACAGTCCATCACACACGTTTTTATTCGGTGATTCAATGATAGTTACACATAATACTAATAAGAAATTAGAAAAAGAATCATTTTATAATAAATTTACTAAAAGTAGAACTATGATGAAATTCCCAATGGATAATATTATGGATTGTAATTTTTATCATTATTCGTTGCAGTTATCATTATATGCTTACTTACTACAAAAAATTAATCCAAACTTTAATATTAAAAAATTAGTATTAATTCATATTGATCACAACAATCATATTTCAGAACATGAATGTGATTATTTAAAATCAGATGTTGAAAGAATGCTTAAACATTATAAAAGAGACGTTAAGATTAAATCTGAATTAGATTTAGATAAACCTATAGTATTTTAATTATGGGACTAATAGATATTATTAGTGGACATGTTAATGAAGCAATTAATAAAAATGAAGACTTATCTGAAAAAAGATTAGCAATTTGTAAAGAATGTCCATTATACAAAGAAACACCAATGGGTCCGATATGTAATCCTAGATTATATATTAATGAAAATAATAAAACAGACTATTCAGATAGACCAAAAATTGGATATAGAAAAGGATGCGGATGTGCTCTTAATCGAAAAACAAAACTGCCTGCAGCAAAATGTATAGTAATGAAATGGTAATATATTATATTTATAAAATACATTTTCTTTGCGGATTTCCGAGTGGCAGATATTATATAGGAAAACACAAGCATACTGGAGATTTAAGTAATGACAAGTACACTGGATCAGGTAATTTTTGTAAAGCATATTATGAAGAAAGTTAAGAATATAATTATTGGATGGTATAGAAAAATATTTAATAAAAAATCTGAATTAGCAGAAAAAAGACTGGCAATTTGTAGCACTTGCTCGTATAAAACAAAATTATGTGGACAAGATATTTGTGATCTTTGTGGATGCGTATTAGATGCAAAAGTAAGAGTTGAAGACGAACAATGCTATAACAATAAATGGTAATAAGTTAAATTTAAAAATGTAAATGATTATGGGAAAAAATCTTTTAGGAAATGCACACATGCAAGAAATGGGAGTTCATCTTATGGGAGCAAACGTTAAACATGAAACAAAGGAATTAACTCCTGAAGAAATTGCTGCTCTCAATAAAAAAATGGAAGAAGAACAGCTTTTAACAGCAAATAGATTACTTGAATTAAACAAAGGCACAAAAGATGCATCTAAAATGAGGGTAGCTGCAACAGGATATACTGTTATTATAAAACCATTTGAAAAAAATCCTTATAGAGAAATTAAGACAAGTGCTTCAGGTTTAATTCTTCCAGGAGATCTTTTTGCAGATACATATAAGTCTGATGATACTGGTGAGATGGAGAGAGCTGAACAATTTATTGCATGTGGTACTGTTATTTCTGCAGGACCCGAATGTAAATACGTAAAACCTGGAGAGGATATATATTACAGAAATTCTGTAGTACCTGTTCCATTCAATAATATGGGTTATTACGCTATCAGTGAACAAAACATTATATGTCGAGTAATTGAAAAGGACAAAGAATAATATGATAAACGAAATTGAAAAAACGTTTTTTAACCCAGGAGATGTAGTCACTTTAAAACATGGTGATCTTACATCTCCTGTTATGTATGTAGTAGAAAAAATTACACAATCATACAAACATGGTAATGAAATAACTAATATCTTTAAAGGTATTAAATGTAGATGATTTGATAAGAATATGGTTTTACGTGAAGCAGTATTCTCAACAAAAGATTTAAAATTTTATAAGAACAAGTAATTATGAAAGCTTATTTAAACAATGGTATAATAATAGAAGGTACTGTAGCTGAAATTAAAGAGTTTTTAGAAGGACAAAATTATACAATTACAACTACTCCAAATACTACTCCTATTTGGATTTATCCTTCGCAACCTTTAGACCCTAAATATAATAAATTTGAAATTACTTGCTCTACAACAGATATTTAACAATAAAACAATATCATCATGGAACAAGAAGAATTAATGCAATTTGTTCAATGACTTCCATCTAAAGTAGAAGAATTCCAAAATAAAACTCCTGAAGAAATTGTAGGAAAGCTAAATGAATTAGCACAAACAGAAGATGGTATGAATACTATTTCTGGATTGATTAATCAATTTAAACAAGAGCAATCTGCAGGAATGTTTAAACAAGGAGGCAAACTTGCTTATCTTGTTAATAAATTTAAAGATGGAGGATCTGCAAAGAATGAGCGTAAAGAAAATAAGAAGGTTGTAAAAGAAGGTAAGAAATCTTCTAAATTCAATCGCACTGCATATAGAAATATGAAATCTGCTATTAAGGATCAAGATCTTGGATTAAGTAGAAGAGAAGTCAAAGCAGCTGCAATGAAAAATATTGTAGGAGATAATTCTAAACCTAAAGTAACAAAAACTGAAGGTTCAGTTATTTCTCAACCTTTATCTTTTGGAGTATCTATGAAAACTGGAATTACTCCTAAAGTAAATGTACAAACTAATGTTACTCCTGATTTATCCCAAGGTAATTTCAATCAAGCTTTTGCAGCAGCTAGAAGTGCAGGACTTACTAGCTTTACTTGAAATGGAAAATTATATGGAACTCAATTAGCTCCAACAAGACCTGCTCCTAAGAAACCAAAACTTCCACAATCTAATCTTGGATCAAGAAATATTTCTGGAGCAGAAGAAGCTGGAATGTCTGCAGCTAAAGGAATTAGACCTACAAACATGAATGAAGAACTAGTTGCAACTAATCCTTTATATAGTGATTATATAGTGGCATCTAATTTAGGTAATCCTAATAGGTTTGATAGTAGATATATAGGACCTAGAAGTATGTCGGTCAATTATGGAAATAATGCTACTTTAGGATCTATTCCTATTGAACACCGCATCAATCCAAGAAACCTTGGTTCATTTTTCCAAGAAGGAGGTAAAACTTCTCAAAGAAAATCTGATAAAGCTCGTAAGGAATTTCATGGAGTAGATTTATTTGAATATGGTCCTAATAAATGAGTACATAATGGAGCACAAGTTGCTAGAAGTTTAAAACCTGGAGTTAATCAAACTGTATTACCTAACGGTGTTGGTTTAAGACAAATTACTAGAAATAATATTACAACATCAGAATTAGTATCTCCAAATAAACAGGATACTCTTTATATACACAATGGCATTGGAGGTAGAGTAGATAGTAATATAGATGATTCTGGAATTCTTGGATTTTTAGGATTGAGACGGTCGTCTCCTGTAAGTAATAGATATAAAGAACTCCAATCAAAGTTTGGAGCACAAAAATTTGCTGAAGGAAAAATAATTCCTAAAATAAAACGAGACACTGTTGTTAATAATGTAGGTAATCTAACAGATAGAGGTGTAATAGATAGAGAAATGATTATTGCAGGTACGATTCCAGGAACAAATAATCAATTAATCGACTCTATTCGTAGACATGTAATTGCTCCAACTTTTGAAAATCCGTACTTAGGTACTCAAACTATGCCTGGAGATACCTTATATTATCGTACTTCTGGAGTATATACTCCTTCAGGAAATGCGCTTCAGAGGGTTCAAGACAATAATTACAAACCTACAAAAGAGGAAAAAGAAAAATTAAATAAAAAGTAATGCTAGATTTATTCCTTTATGATAATGTAACATGTAATCTAAAGATTAACGAATACGAAATACTATTAATAAAGGAGTTTGCAGCGCTGTGAGATATAGAAAGAAATAAATGTAAAGAAGATCCAAAAGGAACAAAGAGGTTAAGAGCTTGAAGAGAATTTAAATATATATGGTTGTTTTGTGACTGAAAAAGTCCATATCAACAATACTTAGAGAGACAAAAGCATGATGCAGCTATGGACGATTCTGGATTAACTCAAGAAGAATGAGACGATCCAGTCTTCCATGCAGCAGTTAGAAAATACATGGAAATCAAAGATTCTTCTAGAATACTTAGCCTTATAAAAACAGCGTATCGAACTCTTGAAAAAATGAGAGTATCTTTAGATAATATAGACCTTGAAGAGAGAGATAATAATAGTAAACCTATCTTTAAGGCAAAAGATGTATTAGCTGATATTGCTAGTATTGGAGTTATGGCAGATAAATTAAAAGAACTTGAGCTTAATTATAAAAAAGATCAAATGCAATCCAATGCTAAAAATAGAGGTGATGTAAAACCTGGATTTATGGATAGTTAAGTATGGTAAAGACAATTAAATCTTCAATGTCTCAAGCACGTAAAAAAATGCTTGAACAGATAAAAAATAAAGAAGAATCAGAAGTCAAAAGAAAGAAAACAGCTAAAGAGAAATATAAGGAACTTAGAGAATCAATAAAAGATCCTGAACCAACTCCTCAATCTTTTTCAGATAAATTCGAAGAAGAATTAAAAAAGCAATTACAAGAAATGCTTGGAGATCAGAAAGAAGATACTACAGAACAATTTGAGTATACTGCAACTGATTTTTATAAAAAGAGAGATGGTTTGTGAGATGTGGCGGTCACTGAAGATGTACTTTACTTTGATCCAGAGTTATCATATGAGTTAACTGGATATCGACCAATTAATGAAACTCAAGGTTTAGATTTTGATCCTACTCCTTTTAATGAACTAGCTCAAATTTATGATAGAACTGGTTCATATACGGAATATCCTGCAGATTCAAAGCCTTATAATGATTTCTGGAGAGAGCAATATAAACGTTGTACTGAAGGTTATACAGTTGGCAAATATAGAATTACAGGAGATCATTATTTCTTTTTAAATTTCTATAGAATGGAAGTTATTTCTGAAGGAGCTAGAGGTGGTGCAGGTCGTAATGAAAAGTTTCCTACATTTCTAGCTAAACAATATGAATTCTTTCATTATGTTGAAATGGCTGAAAGACTACATAAAGATGTAGCTATATTAAAAGCTCGTGGTATTGGATTATCTGAGATTGTTGCTTGTTTAGCAGTAAGGCCTTATATAACTAATAGAGGTTATCGTTCTTTATTAACTTGTGCTGCAGAAGGTAAACTTACTCCTTTAAAAACTAAATGTTGAAAACAGTTAAACTGATTAGACATGAATACTAATGGAGGTATGCGCCACCTACGACAAAAAGTTAATAATGCAGATACTAAGCGTGCATCTCAAGTTACTCCTGATGGAGTTGAATATGGTTGAATGTCAGAAATTGATTCAGTAATTGCTGATACATCTGATAAAATTCGTGGTGATCGTGTCGACAGATTAATCTATGAAGAAGCAGGATCTAATAAATATTTAACTAAAAGTTGGATTCAAGGTAATGCTCTTGTTGAGCTTGGTGGTTATCATTTTGGAACACGTATTGCTTTAGGTACAGGTGGTGATGATATGGCACTTGAAGGTTTATCAAACATTTTTGCAAAACCAGAAGGGTATAATGTACTTCCATATAAAAACTATGATACAGAAGATAGAAAACCACAATTAACAGCTTTCTTTATTCCAGCTCATAAGTTTAGTTTACGAGAAGAATTCTTAGATACAAGAGGCGTTACACAATCTGAAGAATTTAAAAAGTTTTATGAGGAAGAACGTAAAAAATTAAGTGGCAAAGACCTACTTGATTATTGTGCAGAGCACTGTTTTATTCCAAATGAAGCATTATATAAGCAGGGTGAAAATATCTTTGATTCAATTGCAATTGCAGATAGATTAACCCAAATTAGGATATTTAAAGCAGGATTAAAACCAGAGTATGTATCATTATTATGAGATCGTTCTGGAGATACTCCTGATTTAACAAAAGTAAAAGTTGTAAGTAATCCAAATAGTAAAATTACTATATACGAAAGACCACTTCGAGATGAAGACGGTCTTGTATTAAAAAATCTATATGTTGCAGGAATAGACTCTATTGACCAAGGTTCTGGAGATTCTTCTACCTCAACAGATGTATCTGATTTCTGTATAGTTATTAAGAAACGTATATATGGATTACAAGAAGCGAAATATGTTGCGATCTATAAAGATCGTCCTCGAGATATTCGAGAAGCATATGATGTAGCAATGAAATTATTAGTATGATATAATTGTAAAGCACTACTAGAACATACTAAGATTAGTATTGTTACATATTTTAAAGAAAAAAAGAAAGATAGTCTATTTATGAAACGTCCTGCTTCAACTCTTGGAGATATGAAAAGAGGCAACTCACAAATGATTGGCGTACCAGCTACAGAAGCTATTATCAAGCACGGTCTTGAATTAATTAATAATTTTGTTAATGATTACTGTTATTCAATTGATATTGATGAAATGCTTGAGCAATTGTTAAAATATTCTTGAGAAAATAAACGAAAGTTCGATATTATCGCAGCTATGGAAATGGCAGAAATTGCAGATGAAGAATTAATGAATATACGACCTGCTGCTCAAGATAAATTAGCGAAAGAATGAGAAAATATTGGATGGTTCACTAATGAAAAAGGCTATAAAGAATATGGAGTAATACCGCAAAAGAATGGAACTCGTTGATAAAGTATATGAAATAATTGAAAAGGCTATGTGTGCATATTACACTGGAGACTTTACATTAACTATAGATGGTAATCAATGGAAATTAAGTTTAGATTTGAATCAATGAAAAGCTCCATTAGTTTTAGTCTATGAAGGTGATGAAGAAGGTTTTTTCGAATTTCTTGAAAAAGAACTTAGAAACAGACAACTAGATAGAACAAAATATTATTCTGGAGAAATGACTACTCCAGGTGAAGGAAATCAATATATAGTATTAGAATATGGTGATAGAGAATGAAGTAAAGAAGATTAATGATGCGATAGGTAATCTTGTATATGATAAAGTTGCCATGAGAAAAGCTTATGGATACTATCATTGTCATAGAGATGCTGATCAATTCAAACACCTAGAAGAAAATTATGGAATTGGGACTCCTACATCAGTTAGTTTTACACCATTGATTAAGAAACATATTGATGTACTAGTTGGAGAATATCTAGGTTTAAATCAAGATTTAAAAGTATCTTGTAAGGATGAGAAGACTGTTTCAAATATAATGAGAGAAAAGCAACTTAAAATTAGTGCAGAAGTATTTAATTATTTGCAACAGTATTTAAAGAATAATATTATTGCAGCTATTATTGAAAATAAAGAAATTGTAAATGATCCTTTTGTTGAAAAAGAGATCGCCTCAATTCAACAAGATATAGATCAATCTTTTGTTTCTGAATATGAAATTGCTGCACAAAATATTCTTGATTATTTAAGACAATCAAGAAACATCGATTTAAAACGTAAAATGGCAGAATTACTTACAGATTTACTTATTACAGGTACTTGTTACTATAGAGTAAAACCTACAGAAAGTAATTCAAATGTCAATATTGAAATTTTAAATCCCGTTAATACATTTATAGAACGTAATCCAAATTCTCCTTATCTTGCAGATTCTAAGAGAGTTGTTATTAGAAAATGAATGTCAAGAGAGGATATCTTAAATACATTCAGATCAGAATTAACTACAGAAGCAGCTAAGAAAATTAGAGATATGCAACAAACTGCAGATTCAACATCTCCTACTTATTTGGTTAGATATGTTGGTAAACCTGCTGAGCCTAATTTACGAGCTGATAATTTACATACAGGTATTCTTGCAGGACTTGAAGCACATCCAGGATGGCCTGGAGATTATGATTCAATAGAACCTATAAAGAATCATCTTATTCCTGTATATGAAGTTGAATGAATTGAAGCAGATTATAAAACTGGAGAATTAACAAGACATGAAGGAGTAAAAATTGGTTCAGAAGTATACATTACTCGTGGAGAATCAAAATATATCGTAAGAAGTGCCGATTGTCCAAGTAGATGTAGATTATCTGTCAATGGAATATTTTTCTTAGATAAGAATGGAGATCCATATTCTTTAGTTACTAATACTATGGATCTACAAGATAAGCTAGATCTCTTAATTTACTGTAGAGACAACCTTATTGCTTCTTCAGGAGGAGTTGGAGATTGGATGGACGTGTCTTTTATTCCATCATTTTTAGGAGACGATTTAACAGACAGAGTTAAATCTTGACAAGCATATAAAAAAAATGGGCTAGCATTAATAAATAGTAAAGAAGAAGGCAGCGAAGGTATGCCAAATACTATTTTTAATGGATTTGATGACACAGTTAAAGCCCAAGCTATTCAAGGTATTCAATTAGCTATTCAAGCTGTAGAACAACAAGCTTCTTCAATTACAGGAGTGTTACCTGAAAGATTAGCTCAATATGAACAGAGAGACGCAGTATCTAATGTTCAACTTGGAGTTAAAATGTCAGGTTTATTAACTAAACAATATTTTGAAACCATGGATATCATTTATAAAGAAGCTAATTATGATATGCTTAATTTAGCTAAATTAGTATATCCAAATGGTATTACTGGTACTATTGTGTTAGGTAATAAATATTCAAGAATATTTACTGCACTTCCTGAACATTATACACTTACAGATTTTGATTTACATATTGAGGATAGTTCTAAGTCTTTTAAAGATATGGAAACTGTAAAGGCTCTTAATATTGAATTAATTAAAGCTGGAATGTCAGATCCTGATATGGCAGTAAGTATTGCAACTGCTAATAGTATGTCCGAACTTAAACGTTATGTAGCTAAAGCTACTGCTGTTAAGAAGGAAGAAAATAATAGTGTTTCTCAATTGCAGCAACAACTTCAACAATATGAACAAAATCTGCAACAGTTACAGAAACAAAATGAACAATTACAAAGAGAATTAGGTCAATCACAAAATCAACTTGAACAAAATAGTCAAGCTAGACTACAACTTGAAGCTGAAAAGGTAGCTATTGAAAGAGAAAAAGTTAAAAACGATAAGGATTATAACGATAAACTTATTGAAACAAAACAGCAACAAGTTCAAATTCAAGCTGCAGAAACAGTTGATGCTAATCCTTATAATGATAAAATAAAACAAGTTGTATAATATGAATAAAAAAATAAATATTGATGTAATTGTTAGATCTGATTGTAAATTAATTGCTGTAGATAATAGTGATTATTTAGGTGTAGATTTAAGTCAGTATATAATGTTAGAATTTCTATCTTATAATACTGACGAAAATTTGCTTCCAGAATCAGTAAAAATAAGAAAGGAATTACATAATCGGGGACACTATTTAAGTAGATTTGCATCTGAATTTACATTAAATGTTGACGGAACTTATTATTATTATAAATTAGTAGTTCCACAATTAATGCATTTTCAAGACGATAAAGAGCCTGATAAATATATTAATTTAATAGATGAATTATTTTTTTTAAATGGGGATCTTTATAAATCTAATATTACAGACCAGGAAGGATATACATTAGACGAAGTAATTGAAAGTTCTGAAATTATTGGTTATAAAGAAGCATATGAATTTGTGCAAGAAAATAAGGCTTCACAAACTTTCTATTGTCCAATAAAAAATGTCTTTAGTGTTTGCAAATTACAAAGATGTTTAGTATATTTGCAACGGCAATTACTGTTGAATAACAGTAAAATATGTAGTTATGATAAATGTAAAACAGATGAAAATTTAAGGAATCGCAGAGATTTCTTATTAAGTGCTATGTATGTGTTTGATTATCTAAAAGATATGGGGAACTTTACAGAAGCGCAAAGAATATTAGATAATTTATCTTCATGTAATTCTTTATGTGGAGAGGAATTAGGTAATATAAATAATAGTTGTGGTTGTGGAAATTCTATATAATGAATTATATAAAATATTTGTTCAAGAATTAATTAATATTAATATTGGGCATTTACCTGATAAAAAAGCATTATTTACAATGAACGAATTAATTAATGCAATTGATTATATTGAACACGGTAATCCAACTAATAATGAAATAATCAAAATAATTCAATATTATGAAGAGATCTAATGTTAATGTAATCATAGATAATGCAATAAATTCTCAAGACTATTATAGAATGTATAGTTCTAGAGATTTTTATAGAGGAACATCTTTTAAGATGGCAGACACTCATTATTTCAACGATGAACATATTATTGATTTTATATCTTGTGAAGGAGCTTTATTGTATTGTCTAAGAGGTCATTTATCATCAGAATGAAATAAGCCGAATCTAATTTATAAAGACGATATAATTGTTGGTGTAGAATCTAATCCGTATTGAGCTTTTATTATGGGAAATAGTGGTAAAGGTCAAAAAGGCGATATTGGTCCTATCGGACCAAGTGGAACTGATGGTATTACTCCACAATTAAAAATTGAAGACGGTCGTTGACTACTTTCAATGGATAAAGGTCAAACTTGACAAGATATAGGCCAAGCTACAGGTGATCCTGGGCAAAATGGAACTGATGGAAAGAATGGCTCTGATGGAATTGGAGTAATTCCTGGAGGAACTACTGGTCAAGCATTAGTTAAAAAATCTGATGCAGATTATGATACAGAATGAAAAACTATTTCTGAAGGCGGAGAAATTCCTAATTTTGATGCAGAAGTAGCTAGTGTTTCTTCAACAACTGAAGCTAATGCTAATGTAGTTTTAGAAGGAGATATATTTAAATTTAGTTTTGGATTACCTAAAGGAGCTGATGGTAAAGATGGAGAGAATGGCAAGGACGGAACAAACGGAACTGATGGTTCTAATGGAGAAGATGGAAAAACAAGTTATCTACATATTAAATACTCTAATGACGGAGGCGCAACTTTCACAGGCAACAATGGAGAAGATCCAGGCGCTTGAATTGGAGTATATGTAGATTTTAATATAAACGATAGTAACGATCCTTCTGATTATAAATGGACTAAAATAAAAGGAGAACCTGGTGTTACTGGTGATCCTGGTCCTGCAGGTAAAGACGGAGTTGATGGTTTACCTGGAATTGGTATCGAAGTTCGTTACTGTTTGGGAACTACAACAACTTATGAAGGAACAAGTACTCCTGGAACAACAAGACAACCAACAGGTTGGAATTTAGCAGTTCCAACTCCTACTGAAGAGACTCCTTATATTTGGTTTATTCAAGCCAGAGTAAATTATACAAGTAATACTGATAAAGTTGGCACAATTGAAGGTAGCTGGAGTACTCCCACTAAATTAAGTGGAACTAATGGATTAAATGGAGAGAATGGTTCTAAAGGACAAATAATTTATCCTGAAGGTATTTATAATGTTAATACTGTATATCAAGGAACCGCAGATAAAACTCCTTATGTATATGATTCTAATGATGCTAGCTATTACGTTTTAAATATAGTAGGAACTTGGCAAGGAACATTACACAGTAATGAATCTCCTAGCACTGATACTAGTAATAGTTGAGTTAAATTAGATGCATTTGAAGCGCTGTATACTAAAATTGGGATTATCGCTAACGGTCTTATTGGATCTGCTGTATTTAATGGAGATTATATGTTTAGTCAGCAGGGTGTTGATTCTAGTGGACAAATATCTACTCAATATCAAAATTTTAACCCAGAAACTCCTATAGGAGGTGCATTTACTCCAAATATACTATTTAATTTTAAGACTGGAGCAGGACATATGGCTGCAGGAAAAATTAAATTTGAAGCTAATGGAAGTGTTAGTTTATCCAATATTAAAATCAATAATGCACTTATTCAAAATACTAAACAATATACACTCACTCAGTCATCTAATCCTCATGTATTAGATTCATTATATTCTGAAATTATATATTCTCCAACTATCCATGAAGACGTAACTCTTAAAGTAAACGCTTCTGAGTATCAATTAGATATTGATGGTTCATATTCAGGAATAATTCATAATAAGTCTGATAAACAATTATTTATACTTCCGTTTGATAATGGAAATGATGATCAGTCTATTAAAATTTGTGGGTATTATAATGGAAGGTTATTATTTTCTTATGATGAACCAATTCTTTTTAATGCTTCTCAAATTTTACTTCCTGCAGGAGGAATACTAGAATTTAAATTTGTTCCATCTTCAATAGTGGATAATTATTATGTTGGAACAGTTTGAGTAGAGAATACATCAGATTTTGAATTAAAAACATGAAAGCAAAATGGAACCCTACGTTCAGATCTTTATTATAAAAGTTATGATGATTATAATAGTGATTCATTTTTAGCATGTGGTGAAGTTTATTTTAATTCGTCTGGAGTGCCATCTTTATCTTCTTTTTATAGATGTAGAACTGACTTAGTATTAACTGTGAGTCAATCTGGAAATTTTGCTGCAAATTTAAATTTAACAAGTATTTATCCTGGTAGAACTCTATCAATAACTACTGTAGCTATTTCACAACCTATATGAGATGGGGCTTTGTTAAAAATGTTTTATGGTTCTGCAAGAGGCAGAATTAATGGGGCTTCTTTAGATGTAAGAACTGGAGATGGCAAAGTACCAACAACAAGTATTAGTGTTCCATTTTTAATATTAGGGTCAAAATAATAAACTATGAAGAAAAATAATATATTACCTACTATAGATCTACAAAATTCAAGAGAGTATTCTGGAGCTTATAATTCAAGAGATTTCTATAAAGGAACTTCCTTTAAGATGGCGGGAGAATGAATAACAAATACTCACTATTTTAATGACGAATATATTATAGATTTTGTATCATTTGAAGGAGCTTTATTGTCTTGCATTAGAAGTCATACATCATCTTCGTTAAATATGCCTGAATTAGTTCGAGAAAACGATAAAATTATTGGTATTAAACCAAATCTTTTCTGAGCTTTTGTAATGGCGGGAGTTGAAGGACCTACAGGAAAAGTATGAGTTCCAGAGATTAATAACGGAATACTTTCTTGAAAAGAAAGTAATACTCCTCCAAGTTCAACCTCAATAAGTGATCTTAAAGGCCCCGCTGGAGATACTCCTATTATCGGCATTAAAAAGGATACATCTAATAATCATTATTATTGAACAGTATCTATTAATGAAAAAACTGAATGAATATTTGACGATAGTGGACAAAGAGTTTTAGCTGAAGGTTTAACAGGAGCTACTGGAGCACCTGGCATTCCTGGAGAAGACGGTGAAGATGGTATAACGCCTCAATTGAAAATTGAAGACGGATATTGGTTTGTTTCTTATGATAAGAATGATCCACCAAAATCATGAATTAAATTAGGACAAGCCAAAGGTGACAAGGGCGACAAGGGAAATACTGGAGCTACTGGAGCACAAGGACCTCAGGGACCTAAAGGAGATTCTGGAAGAACACCTGCACTTGTTAGAAAATTTGGAGATCCTGATAATTTAACAGATGATAGAATTCTATGGGGATATTTAGGAGATCCTACTAGTGAATGGGTTACACTATGCTATTTAGAAGAATTAAGAGGAGATAGTATTAAATCAGTTAATATTAGTGATGCAGAAGGTCATTTGGAATTAACTATGGAATCAAGTAAAGTGATTACTTCTACTGGTTCTGTTCTTCCAAGATTTAATGCAGGAACTATTGAAACTGTTGAGTGAGATCAAAATCCGTCATTAGTAATTGATAAAACTAATGCTCCTAGAGAATGAGCTTTAAATGTAAAAGTTCCTAAAGGAAAACCTGCTACAGTAACTGTAGTTTCTGAAGTAGAAAAATTAGCACCAGATGCACAACCTTATGTAACTGACTTAAATCCAGATATTAGTGATGCAAATCTTAAGTTTGGAATTCCTCAGGGAGAAAAAGGAGATCCTGGTGATGAAAATATAGCAATCGGATGTCAATCTGATTTTCCAAATAACGAACCAGAGCACGATAAGATTTGATATGATCCTTGTGATGAATCCATGGATGAATATTCAGTTCAAGACTTTTTATACAATTCTTATATTGCTGTTGGTGGTACTCTTACACAAGAACAATTTGAAACTGCTTGAAAATCTTTTCCCAATACATCGGGATTTGAAATAAGATTCGCAAATAGTTTTGAAGAGTTAGGAGATCCAACTGTTGATAAGTTAGGAAAATTATATATGATTCCTGCAACATCGACAGTACTTCACGACTTATTTGAAGAATATATTGTTGTTCATTCTCCAAGTACTACAGAAGATGTATATATGTGGGAAAAATGAGGAAGTGGACAAATAACCGTAGATTTAAAGGATTATTATACTAAGAGTGAAATGGATCAACAGATACAAAAATTAGAAGATAAAATTGAAGAGGTTTCCTCTATAATTTGAAATGATGTTAACAATTAATTTTTAAAACATGGCTAATAGTGTTGTAAAATTTTATAGAGGCCCACAAGCTTCTTATAATTCCACTACGCATGCTGATGGTATTTATTTTGCCACAGATACTAAGAAAATTATTATGAATGGCACTGAATATGGTGGCGATTCTAATAAGAAAGTATCAAATGTAGCATTAAATGCCAATGCTAATGGGATTGTAATTACATATACAGATTCCACATCTACAACTTTGTTACTAGGTAAAGCTACGGTTACTGCAGATGGTCTTATGTCTAAAGAAGATAAAGCTAAACTTGATAGTTTAGATCCTACAGCAAGTGGTTCTTATGAATCTTCGTTAGATCCTAGTGTAGTAACAGTAGAGAAACTTGGGGGCATTAACGCAGGTACAACTGTAGCACAACTTACAGGTAAGAGTTATGATGAAATTTTTGATACTCTTATCTTCCCAACAGTTAACCCCACATTTACTGCTCCTTCTGCAAGTATCTCTTTAAAGAGTTATCAGAATGTTCAGGAAATCGGAGCAAATGCTCCTACTGCGGCAAACTTTAATGTAAGTTTTAATGCAGGTGCGATTACTCTAGCAGGAAAAAAACAAAACAATAGAGCTGGTGCACAGGATATGGAAGCTTCTAAGATTCTATATAGTTCAAGTAAAGTAGAATCTTTACCAGAGAAAGTAGTAGCTGGTGCAATGGATTACTACTATCGTGCAGCTTATGCAGAAGGTCCTCAACCTAAAGATTCAAAAGGAAACAATTATCAAACTCCACTTACTGCTGGAAGTGTAGATTCTGGAAAAACAACTGTAACAGGTTATCGTGCAGCTTATTCAGGTTTAGTTTCTACAAATGCAATTACAGAAGAGGTTATTAAAGGAATGACTAAAACAGTTTCTGCAAAGAAAACTATTAAAGTTTCTGGTCCTATTTCTGAACAATATATCTGTTTTGCAGCTCCAGCAGGATGGACAGTTTCAAATATTAAAGACAGTAACAACTTTGATGTAACTAGTTCATATGCAACTAGTACAGTTTCGGTTACTGGTTTAGATGGTCAAGCTGTTAATTACACAGTATATTTATCTGGTAAGATGACACAACCTAGTACTTACTATGTAAACTTTAACTAATTATGGCAGAATTTTTTGGTAAAGGTATTTCGGTAGGTTCAGGTTTTGATTTAGGTGCGAATCTACCATTAGATAATAGAACGGTTCAAGCTACATTAGCTGACCGTGACGCAATGCCTACTATTCAGTTAGTAGAAGGTCTTTTCGTTTATGTAAAAGAAAATAAGACAGCATATATCCTTAAAGGGTTTGATCCTGATGGTTCTAATAGAGTTTGGGAAACTGTTGCTACTGGAAAAGTAGTTGAGATTATTGATTCACTTGAAAGTGATAAAACGGATGCTGCTCTTTCAGCAGCACAAGGTAAGACTTTAAAAACTCTTGTAGATGACTTAAAAGCTTCTGTAGCTGCAGCTCTTGATTATAAGGGTACTAAAGATACTTACGATGACCTTCCTACTGAAGGAAATAAGAAAGGTGATGTATGGAATGTAGTTGGAGCTCATGGTACTACTCCAGCAGGTACAAATTATGCTTGGGATGGCACACAGTGGGATCCTCTGGGAGGTACAATTGATCTTTCAGGCTACTATACAAAAACACAAGTAGATGATGCAATTTCTGCAGCAAAAACAGAACTAGAAGCAGCTGATACCGCTTTAGAAGGACAGATTACTACAGTTACTAATCAGCTTAATAACAAAGTTGATAAAGTCGAAGGTTCAGGTTTAATTTCTGATACTGATTTAAATCAAATCAGAACTAATAAATCTGACATTGAATCTTTACAAACATCTGTTGGAGGTAAACAGGAAGCTCTTACTGAAGGTCAGGCAATTTCAATTACAGAGGAAAATGTTATTGATGTTAAGTTAGATCCAGCTTCAGATGCAGCACTATCAAAATCAGCCGAAGGTCTTAAGGTAGATCTTAGTGGAGTAAAAGGCTCAACTGTAAAAGTTGGAGTTGCTATTACTGGTGGTGTAGAAATCGGAGCAGATCAAACAGTTGCTGCTGGTATGCAGGCTCTTAGTGATAGTATTCAAACTGCTGTAGCAGGAGGTATTACATCACTAACAAGTCCTGATGAGACCATTACTGTTACAGGTACAGGTACTTCTAGAGCTTTAGCTGTAAATGTATCTAAATTAGTATCAGCTTCATCTTCAATTAAAGTTGGAGACGATGGCAAATTAGATATGTATTGGACAGAAGTTGAATAAAAAATAATAATTCCTCTTCCTCACGTTAGTGAGGGGGGGGGTGTAAAAACTCAAAAATATAAAATGGCAACAAATTTAAGTTTTCAAAAAATTGCTACAGTTCCCGCTTCAGGTCTTGTAGTTGGTAGAATTTACTTTGAAACATCAACAGGTATGATTAAAGTAGCAACAAGTGCTACTGCTGTTGATAAATTTGGTGATGGCGTCAAATCTGCAAGCTGGGATGAGAGTGCTAAAACCCTTAAAATTATTAATGAAAGCGGAGAAGAGATTTCTCTAAATCTATCAGATGTAGCTTCAGCTTCTGCAGTTACTACAGAGTTAGAAAAGAAGTTAAATATTGGAACACTTGGAGATACTTCAAGTACACAGAGTTATTATGGTCTAAAGGCATTCGTAGGAGCGGAGAAACTTTCTGCTATAACTGCAGCTAAATCATATACAGATACTGAGATTGGCAAAATTCCTGCCGCTATTGTTTATAAGGGAGATGGCACAACAGTTACTCAATCTGGAACTAGTACTGTTACATTTGCTGTAGGAGAAATCCCTCAAAGTAAAGTAACTAGTCTGACTACAGACTTAGCTGCTAAAGCTACTACAACTGCTCTTAACGCAGTTAAAGCTACAGCTGATGCAGCAGCTCCTCAAGCTACAACATATACTAAAGAGGAAGTTGACAATAAAGTAGCTTCTGCTGTTGGTAGTGTTTATAAAATGAAGGGATCTGTAGATAACGTAACCGATCTTAAAGCTCTAAAGAACGTAGTTATTGGTGATGTTTATAATGTAGTTGCTGCAGGTACTTTAAATGGAGAAACTTTTGAAGCTGGTTCAAACTTTGTAGCAATTAAAGCTGGATTAGGGAATCAAGAGGAAATGTGGGATAAGTTAGGTGGAACAATTGATCTGTCTACTTATGCTAAGAAAGCTGAAGTACCTACTTTAACTGCATTTAATAATTTAACAACAACAGTTAATGGAAAAGTAACTGCAAATGCAAATATTTCAGCAGGTACAAAGTGTAAGATTACCTATGATGCCAAAGGTTTAGTAACTGCTGGAGCAGATCTTACTGATTCCGATATACCTCCTTTAGCTACCTCTAAAATCTCTGGACTTGACACTGCTCTTAATGAAAAGGTTCCAACTACAAGAACTGTTAATAGTAAACCATTATCAGCTAATGTAGTACTTGCTGGTGCAGATATTTTAGTTGGAGGTGATGGAACATATAGTGAGAGTGATCTTCAAGCTGCAATTGAAGCAATGGATGGTAGAATTACTTCCGCTGCTGCTTCTGGCGTCCAATCATTTGGAGGACAAACTGGGGCTATTACTGTAGATACAGCTAATACTACTAACGGACAAGTTAAATTTAGCATGTCTAGTAAACAGCTTAAAGGTACAGTTAATGGTCTTAAGAGTGCAGCTTATACTGAATCAAGTGCTTATGCAACTTCTGCTCAAGGTACTAAAGCTGATTCTGCAATTCAGGTAGTTAATGGTACAGCTTCTAATTATATTGCAACTAGTAAAAGTAAAACTACAGTAACAGTTACTTCTATGCTACAACCTGTAGCTAGTGCAAGTTCAAGTGCTAAAGGTCTTGCTGAAGCTAGTGATGTAAAAGCTTATGCCGACAGTTTAATGACCTGGGTTGAATTCGAATAAATTAAGATAATAAGGGGATAGGGATTTCCCTATTCCCTTTATTTTTAACCTATAATATTATAGGTGCTATAAAAATATAGACGCTATGGCATACAAATCAAAATTTTTACATTTTAAAACTAAAGCTTCCTATAATGCAGAAAGAGCAAAAACTACTACAGGAACAGAGGAACGTAAAGTATTTGATGCATATATATCCTTTATTGATGAAGGTCCAATGATCTGTACTTGGGGTAAAGAATATAAATGTGATATCAGTGCTTCAGAAGTTGAAGCTTTAGTTAATGCAGGAAAAATTAGTCCTGCGACAGTAGCACCACTTGTTGCAGGTACTGCAGCAGTTGGAACATCTACAAAATATGCACGTGAAGATCATAGACATCCTGCGCAAACTACAGTAAGTGGTAATGCAGGAACGGCTACTAAATTAGCAACCTCAAGAGTAATTGCAATAGCTGGAGCAGTATCAGGAAGTGCAACATTTGATGGATCTAGTAATGTATCTATTAATAGTACACTGAATGGTTTTGATGCATCTAAGATTACTTCTGGAACTCTTAATGCTGATCGATTACCAAATATTCCAATAGAAAAATTACCAGCAGGGGCTTTAGAAAGAATGTTTGTGATGGAATCACAAAATGCAGCAATAAATGCAGTAAAAGCTGGTACAATTCAAGAAGGAGATGTAGTACAAATAGGTAGTAAAGGTTTAATGTATTTTTGTATAGATAATGCTGCTACTACATTTGGAAATGCATTTAAAGAGTTTACTGCAGGAAGTGCAACAAGTGTACCTTGGTCTGGAGTGACTAATGCTCCCACAAAGCTAAGTCAGTTTAGTAACGATGCAGGATATTTAACTTCAGTTCCAGCACAAACTTGGGCAAGTATTACAGGGAAACCTACATTTGCCACAGTTGCTACTAGTGGTTCATATAATGATCTAACTGATAAACCAACTATCCCATCCTTATCAGGGTATGCTACTCAAAATTGAGTAACTAGTCAAGGATATTTAACAAGTATTCCTGCCGCAACCTCTAGTGCTTATGGAGGAATTCAAATTGGATATACAACAAGTGGCAAAAACTATGCTGTACAGTTAAGTAATGGTAAAGCCTATGTAAATGTGCCTTGGACAGACACTAATACAACCTATAGTTCAGGTACTAATATTAGTATTAGTGGAACTACAATTAATTGTACTTATTCTTATACTTTACCCACAGCTACAAGTTCAGTACTTGGTGGAGTTAAAGTTGGAAGTAATATTACATTGTCTTCTGGGACTATTTCATTAAGTAAAAGTAATGTAACTTCTGCTTTAGGCTATACTCCTGCTAATACTAATGATATACCTGAAATTCCTATAGCACTTCCAAACCCATATGCACTAACAATTAATGGAACTTCATACACAGGTTCATCTGCGGTATCTATAAATACTGCAAGAATACTATCAACGTCTATTTTAAGTAGTTCAACAGTTTCTGCAGGATATAGTTATATTAGTACTTCGTCAATAACTATTTCTTCTCTGAGTGGGTTTAGTTCAAGTAATCCTGATTCAGTTATTATAAGCTCTGCTAAACTTACATTTACTGCTTCTAATGCAATTAAGATGGATGGTCTTGCAGATTTATCTGGAACTTATTATATCTATTGTTTAAGTTATATGGCAAACGGTAAGGTTGCTATTAACGGTGCAGTATATGCATAATCTTAAAAATATATAAATTATGAGTGTAAAAATTTATGATAAAAAGCAAAAGAAATGGATTATTTTTCCTGGAACAATTGGTGCTCCTGGTAAAGATGCTTATCTTATTGCACAAGAAAATGGGTATACAGGCACTAAAGAAGAATATGCTAAAGTATTAACTGATATACCAAAAATTATTAATTCAATAGAAGAAGAGCCGACAGAAGGAAGTAAAAATTTAATTACTTCTGGAGGAGTATGACAAGCTATTGATGATATACATACAACTACTAATAATCAAATAAAAAGTTCAATTATAGATAATTTAGAATCTCTTGCTGTAGATAAATCATTATCTGCAAATCAAGGAAGAATCCTAAAAGAAATGATTGCTAATTTAGCTAATCTTCAAATTGAAATTGTTGATCAACTTCCAAGTATTGGAGAGACAAATATTATTTATCTTGTTAAGAAATCTGGTTCTGCTCCAGATATACATGATGAATATGTATTTGTTGATGGAAAATGAGAGAAGATTGGTGATACAGAAATTGATCTTTCTAATTATTATACAAGAGACGAAGTTGACGATAAGTTAACAGGTTTTGGAGCAGGAGATGTAATTGCAGAAGAGGCATTTACTACTGCGGATAGAGTAATAACTTCTAATGGTTCAGGAAAAACTGTTAAAGATTCAGGTATTTTAATTAGTAATTTAGCATTAAAGTCATATGTTGATGAGAAAGAAATAGCATGAGATAAAGTTACAGGAAAACCAGAAACGTATGTTCCTGCAGCACACACTCATCCTCTGTCTCAAATTACAGATGCGGGAGCTCTTGCTTATAAAGACAAAGTTGATGAATCAGATCTTAACTTTGATATACCTGAAGGAATTGTAGTTGATTCTTCTTTAAGTATAACTTCTGTTAATCCTGTCCAAAATAAAGTAGTTACTGAAGCATTAAATAATCGTTATACAAAGTCTGAAACTTATTCTCAATCCGAGATTGATGAAAAAATTGGTTCAGCAGGTGGTGGAGATGTAATAGCTAGTGGAAATCTTGTTTCTGATTATATCATAATTGGAGCAGGAACTAAATCTATCAAAAATTCTGGTCAGACGCTTTCTAATTTAGCATTAAAGAGTGAAATACCTTCTTTAAGTGGATATGCAACTCAAAGTTGGGTTACAAATCAAGGTTATTCTACAGAGAATACTTGAAGACCAGTTAAAATTGGAAGTACAACTTTAAATGATAGTTCTACTACATTAACTATTGCTAATGGTACTGGTATTGGTCTATCATTTTCTAATGGAACTTTAACTATTACTAATAGTGCTCCTGGATCTTCATATACATTGCCTGTAGCTAAAAATAATGTTTTAGGAGGAATTAAGACAGGATATACAGAGTCTGGAGGTGCTGAAATGGCCATATATGTCTTAGAGGATGGTACTGCTTATACTCTCTTAAAAGATACTACAGTTAAAACTGCTTTAGGCTTTACTCCAGCAAATGTTAACGATATACCTGAAATTCCTATCGCACTTCCAAACCCACATGCATTAAATGTTACTGCAGGAGGTTCAACTACAAGTTATACAGGATCTTCAGCATCTACTATTAATTTAGATAGTATTTATGCAAAAAAACTACCTTCTGTAGACACTCCAGGTAAACCAGGATTGTATTTTGCTAGCAGTGGCTCTGTGAATGTAACTGAAGTATATGTTACAGAAGATAATCCTGATGCTATTATCTTAGTAGCGAATACGGTTAATGTAACTTTCGGAGAAAACTATTATAAAATGGATGGAATTGATAGTTTATCTGGAGGAACCTATAAATGTTACTGTATAACTTATATTGAAGGTGTTGCTTTAGTTAATGGAGTAGTATATAGTAAATAGCTATGATAAAGATAATTAAAGAAATATTGTTAAAGATTATTGACGATATCGATACTGGTAATTCTAATCTTAGTTCAGAAGAGTGCGAAGAAGTAATTGAATATCTTTCTGGAATAACTAATAAGAATGAAAAACTTAGCAAGTATCAAGCATGTAAATACTTAAAGATTAGTAGAGCGACTTTTGACAATTATGTTAAGGCAAAGAAGATTCCTAATGGTCGTAAACAAATAGGTTTTAAAGAATTATTCTGATATAAGAAAGACTTAGATAAATTTATAGAAAACAATTAGTAACAAGTTACTAATTATGGATCTTTGTAATCCTCTTAAGTTTAGAGACTTAAGAGGATTTTTTATTTTAATAGTAACGTTATGTTTTAGTCTTTTGCTATTGTAAATTTGTACTGTTGATCAACAAAACAAAAACAAAATGTTTAACAATTTAAGTATTTTTTAATATGGCAGAAGAAAAAACTTATGTGTTTGGTGAAGGTGCTGGGAATGGTATCTTAGGTCTTTTAGGTCCTATGCTTTCACAGAGAGGAGTAGATCCAAACGTTTTATTAGCAATGCAAGGTCGTAATAACGACGGTTTTGGAGAAGGTGGATGGTTCATCTGGGTAATTTTCTTGTTCTTCCTTATAGGCTGAGGAGGTAACGGATTTGGTAATAATGGTGCTGGTGGTTTAGGCAATCAGCTTAATAATGATTATGGTAGAGAGATGCTATTACAAGCTATTAATGGAAACGGAAATGCAATTAGTCAGTTAGCTACTACATTAAATTGCGATATTAATGCTGTACAGTCAGCTATTAATTCAGTTCAAAGTCAGATTCAGTCTGTAGGTAATCAGGTAGGTATGAGTGGACAGCAAATTATCAATGCTATCCAAGCAGGTAATTGCCAGATTGCATCACAAATTGCATCATGCTGCTGCGATGTTCGTACAGCTATTGAACGTCAGGGATATGAAGGTCAGTTAGCTACTCTGAACCAAACTAATACTCTTGGAAGTAAGATAGATCAGCAAACTACTCTTATTAGTGATAAATTTTGTCAGCTTGAAATGAGAGAATTGCAGAACAAAATCGACGCTCTGCGTGAGGATAAGTCTGCTCTTATCAATCAACTTTCTCAAGAGCATCAAACAAATGCTATTCAAGCTTTCCAAGCTCAAACGATTGCTCCCGTGAACGCGGCTCTTCAAGATTTAAGTGCAAGACTAGGTGCAATAGAATGTAAACAACCAGCTACAGTAACTATTCCTTATATTCCAGCAATGGGTAATTTAGTTCCTGTAAGTTATAGTCAGCCTGTTAACTTTAGTGTTAGTCCTTATACTGCTTCATGTGGTTGCTAATAAATATATAGATTATGATTAATATTATTGATCCTTATTGGTGGAATTTAGGTCCAATACCTGTTCGAAACGAAGGACTCCCAAGAATTGATATTGGAGGTATTTATAAGTTATCCACTAATGCAGTAGCTCTTACAGAGAGCTCTGTTGATTATGGTATTAATCCTTGTTTATATAGTAAATTACCATGTGAGAGTATAGTACTGTTGACAATACACGCTGACGCACCTACTGGTGGCGAAGATTTACCTGTATTAGTAGGAGTTCCTAGTGGAGCTTCAACAATATCGAGTGGAGACACTACAGGAAAAACTAAAATCAGTGTTGTAGATAGTCAAGGTTCTAACGTTACTGGTTCAAATGTACAAGGAAATACCCAACGTCTAGCGTATATCAATAAGAGTACGGGCGTAATAAGATTTTTAGAGTTTACTAACCCAGCAGCATAAGCTGCTTAGCAAATAATTTGTAATATATGTTTTCAAACTTAAGGCCAAATAGTCAGATATATATTTTATATAAAGACGCATCTCCACGTTTAGATGTTGGTTCTGTTGTAAGTGTTTCAATGCCTGTCCCTAAATATCCAATTCAACCGATGTTTGGACAGCCACAAGAGATGGTTGTTGATATTACCGTTAAGGTTAATAACCAAGACGTTACATATCAAAAAATTCCAGCTAATTTAGATATTGCAGATTTTAATAACAGTAATATAGTATTATCTGATAGTAGAGAAGCGATGAATGCAGAGATTGGCAGCCTAAAACAAAAAAGTGCAGCCATTATAAGTAGTGTAGATTTCCACAAAGAAATGATAACCTGCTTTGATCGCATTTTAACAGAATTAAATCCAGAACTTGCAGAAAAACAACAGCAACAATCTGAAATAAATTCCTTAAAAGATCAAGTAGGAGAAATGTCTAAAAGTATTACTGAATTAATGGAATTAAATAGAGAATTAATGTTACAATTAAAAAAGGAGTAATATATGAGAGTGTGGGAAATTAGAGAAGGCCGCGACAGAGAAATGGACTACAGAATGGGTATGCGTGATAAGTCAGAAAAAATGGAAAAAGCTGAAAGAGAAGCATACGAATGTGGCTATGAAGACGGATACGAAAAAGCTATGGAAGAAATGATGGGAGAACGATCAGGTTATAGATCATCTTATCGTTCTGGATATCGTGGAGGTCGGTAGTTATGAAAAGAGATAGACTAGATATTAGAGACAAAATGCCTTCAGGAATGGAAGAATATCTGGCACAAAACGGATGGCATTTTAATAAAAAGCTATGTGATTGAGCTGTATCTAAAATGCGTAAAAGAGGAGCTAATGGAAAGCCTGAAGAGGTAACGTTAACTCCTAAAAGCGAATTAGAGCAATTATTTAGAAACTATGGAATAAAAGTAGATAATTGTGTAGGATACGATGTAATGTATGTATACCATATGGCCAAATCAGATTTTTTTGAATCATCTATTATTAGCGAACAGTATTTATTACAGTTTGTTAAAGATTACTTAGATGATATAGATGGATATGATGGAAAGGCTCTAACAAGATTTTATGCAGACTGCATAGGCTCAGGAACTCCAATAATGTGAGAAGATATGATCTAATATGATAGTACAGAACATTTATTTGGAGGATTGAGATTGGCATGTAACTGTATATTATGCAGTAGATACTTATTATACAGATGAAATTCTAGAAGAGTTAGAACTAATAGGATGTAGTTGATCTGAACTTGTAAAAGCAGAAAATTTATTAAGAAGTAACCAATATAATATAGGAATTACCTATTCAAACTTCAAACATAAATGTTCCATTGTAGTTATTGGATTGACAACATCTGCTGAAGAATTTCAAAATACATTTGATCATGAAAAAGGTCATTTAGCAATGCATATTAGTTCAGCATTGAAAATTAAACCATATGGAGAAGAATATCAATACTTAACAGGTGAAATTGGTCAAAGTATGTTTAAAATAGCTAAAAGATTTTTATGTGATGATTGTCGTCAAAAGCTAGTCATAGAAATAAAAGAAATAGATAAAAAAGATTAATTTTTTACAAGATATGCCGCAGAAATGCGGCATTTTTTGTTTATATACAATAAATTAGATAAAAATTTGTTTATTTATTAAATAATCTATAACTTTGCAAATACAAATTAAAAATATGAACTAATATGAATAAAACTAAAATGAAAAAAATTGATTTAAATGTAGCTACTCGATTAATGTTACTTATGAATCTTCCTGAGCAAGGTTCTGTAACTGAAATGATTTCAAAAAGAAATGTTCGGAAAAAGATTGACTTTTCAAGTGAGGAAGTCGAAGCATTGAAGATTGAGAATAAAGATGGTAGAATTGTGTGGTCTCCTGAAAAGGAACTATTAACAGTTGAATTTACAGACAGTGAAATTGGATTCTTAAAGTCAATTATTGAAAAGCTTGATAAAGCTGGATCTATTACTGATAATATCTTAGACTTTGTAGAAGCTATTCAAAGTGAGAATTAATATAAAATTTATTCTATTTTATTTGGAAATTAGAAATTTATATATTATATTTGCTGCGAATATTAAAACACATTAATAATCAATTAATAAGGAAAAATAAGAATTATGATTATCGACGGACAAAATCATTGGGATAATCTGCTAGAACCAGATGATTCTGACACAAAAACTAATCTCGAAGGAGATACAAATCCTGATAACCAAAATGATCCAACTCCTGAACCAATCCCTAATGACACTAACTCAGATCCTGAACCAAAAGATAAAGATCTTGATGTATTTAGTGAATTCTTAAAAGGAAGAGGTTTAAGAGATGGAAAAACATTAATTTATCAAGATGAAGAAGGTAATGAACAAGAAGTAGATTTCAATACTTTAGATAGGGAAGAACAACTAAATATTTTAAATGAATTAGCAAAACCTGACTTAACTGAAGATGAAGTTCATACTATTGAGTACCTTCGTAACAACAATCTTACAATTCAAGATGTTGTTGAATACTATTCTCAAAAAGCAGTACAGGACTACATTAATCAGAATGGACCTGTTAATAAAGCTTATTCTGTAGATGACTACTCTGATGAAGAATTGTATATTGCCGATCTTAAATCTAAGTTTGAAGGTATGACTGAAGAGGAAATTCAAGCAGATTTAGACTTAGCAAAGAGTAATGAAGACTTATTTAAGAAAAAGGTAGAGACAATTCGAAACCAATATAAAGCACAAGAAGATAAAGCAGTAGAAGATGCACAAAGAGCTCAAGAGGAACAGTATAACGCATTTAAATCAACACTTGAGGAACAGTTAGTAAATTTCAATGAAATCTCTCTTGACTATCAAGATGAAAAATCTGATAGTTTACAAATTGAAGATCACGATAAACAAGAGATCTTTAGTTATATTCTAGATCAAGATGAAAATGGAGCTAGCCAGTTCTTTAAAGATTTAAATGATCCACAAGTTCTTGTAGAGCTTGCTTGGTATCGTCTCTTTGGTAAAGATGCTATTTCAGGTATTTCTCAGTATTATAAGAGTTTAATTAAGGAAACTAGGAAGCCCGCAGCTCCTAAGAATGAGCCTCCTAAACCTTCAACTGTAATACCTACTAATGAAGAGAAAAATAAATCAAATCCAGATAAATCAATCGCGTCATTATGAGATGACGAATTATAAATAAACAATTAAATTAAACAATATGAGAATTTCTAGTTTTAGTACAGTACGTCCTCAGATGAGTTCAACTCGTACATATGAGGATTTTTACAAATTTTTAGGTGAAAAACCTGCACGTCTTGGTATTGTATCATCACTTTATGAGCAGTATACCGCATCGTACCTTACTGAATCTCTGATGAATATATATACAATGGAAAAAGACAAGAAAAATAGTTTCCAAAGTATTAATTCATTTATGGTAGAGTGGGACATTAATGTAGGATTTATTAAGAGAATTCCTTTCCTACAGGTTCCTGATGGCGATGGTGCTCAGGGTACTGATATCATCTTCCACTTCCCTGAAAATTATTATCAGAGAAATGACGTAATGATCATCGAAGGATCACGTCAGCAAGTTATCTTCCTGTCACGTCCTGTTCGTAGATCAGATAGAGACTGGGAGATTGTAGGTAAACTACAAGATTCAGATTACAATGCTACTCTTGATGTTGAATTCTGCCAGCTAGGTATGAAGACTCGTTTCTTAACGAACTATCAGCCTGAAATGCATGAGGAAGGATACGTTAAGTATCAGTCAAATGTTGAAAAGCATCGTACATTTATTGCAACACACCGTGCAGATGTAGACTACACTGCTAAATATCGTGCAATGGAGGATGTTTTCATTCAGATTGGTAAAGGAACAGAAAGTGATCCTGTTTACAAAATGAATGCTGCAGAAAAAGATTGTCTTGATAGCTTCATGGCTGCTCGTGCAAATGCACTGCTTTGGGGTAAGACTAACGTAGATAAGAATGGCAAACCTAAGATCTTTGATCCTGAAACAGGTGAGCCTATTATCTCTGGTGATGGTATTATTCCTCAGATTGAGCGTTTTGCAGGTAAATATGTGTATTCAAAGATGACTAATAAAGTTATGAATACCGCTATCCTTGCTATGATCGCTAAGTCAAATAATCCTACTGGCAATAAATATATCTTTATTTGCAATACTCCTATGTGGGCTGAAATTCAGGATAGTCTATCAGGATATCTTCGTGATTGGAAGACTGTTGGTACATTCATGTTCTCTAAGGGTGCTAATGATTATATCAAAGTTGGTGCAACCTATAACTCATACGAGTATGCAGGTAATACTGTAACTTTCAAAGTTGACCGTGCTCTTGATATTGAATTCCCTGAGAAGAAATATGGTATCTTCCTTGATCTGACTGCTGATGCTGCTAGTGGAAAACCCGCTATTGCAATGTTCACATTCAAGAACAATGAGTTCTGCCATAACTGGTTAGAGGGTGTTGGTCGTAGAAGTGGACGTGAAAGTGGTCCTGTTGCAAGCCCAGTAGCTGCAACTAAACTTATTGACTGGGGTTATGCTGGTGTTGGTGTATTCAACCCATATCGTAGCTTTATCTTAGTTAGTGAAAAGTAATATAAAAAGATAGAATAGAATATTAGTAGGCTTCTCCTTCGGGAGAAGTCTACAAAATATTTAAAACTTAGATATCATTATTTGGTATAGATAAATTTAATAAGAATAAATATGAATAATATAGTAACTTTAAGAAATGTATATGGTAAGGAAAAAGCACATTGCTTTATTAATCCTTTAAAACAAGCAAATGGTTCAAACTATCCTTTTGTAAAAAGAGTTCGTCAGGTAGACGCTAGTGGAGATACAGAAATGATCTTAAGTGAAGCAGAAATTAATAGTCCTGATAGTAATTACTTTATTAAGGAAGATGAACGAATAGAGATTTATGATGGTAAAACGTTTGATTTAGATAATCCTCTAGAAAGAAATATTTGGACTTGCATTAAAGATTCATTCTTAATTGCACCTGAAAGAGATTCTAAAGATTCAAAAGGTAATCTTTTAATTGACGGAGGTCCAAAACGTTATGGTCAAGCTGAATTCTATGTAGAAAGACCTGGAGTTGAATCTGAAAAACGTATCGAACGTATGAAGCTTGTAACAAAAGCGTTCACTTATATTGAACAAGATTCTGCTAAAGGAAGACTTACCAAAACAAGGTTACTTGGCAAATCAATGAGAAATGCTCCTGACTCAGATGTTCAGGACTATTTATATCAAAGAGCGGAAAAAGATCCAATGGTTGTTATTGACCTTTATACAGGATCAGATACAGCACTTAAACTGCTGCTTATTGACGCAAAAGAACAACGTGTTATCAACCTTCAAAGTGGAGTTTGGATGTATGGGGATGTTCGTCTAGGTACAACTGACGAATCTATCTTACTCTTCTTGAAGATTCCTGCAAATAAAACTATCTACGAGGGTATTACATTAGAGACATACCCTGATCTTCAGAAACTAAGTTTAAAAGAAACAGTAGAGGAAAAGGCTGAAGATAAAGCTGAGGAAAAGGCTGAAGATAAAGCTGAGGAAAAAGTTGAAAAGACGGAAAAGAAGAAAAGCAATAAATAACAATATATAATGACTATTAGACAAGCATATGAATACATTTTAGTTGAATGCAACAAGGTGAAAGCTCCTCAAGTTTTACTTGAGGACTTCATATACTTGTTTAATAAAGCAATTCAACAATATATAAATAGTGTATATAATAGAAGTGAGTACAATCAACAAAGTTCAGATGACTTAGGATTTTTACAAACTACATCAGTAATTAAAGTAGGTAAAATTGCTCCAAGACAGGAATTTAATGATACTGTTTGAGAGCTACAACTTCCTAAAGATTACTTACATATGTTGAATTGTATTGCAGAATTTACAGGTAGTGATTCAAATAAATCTAGATGTGGAAATGGAGTGCAAAGAACTATTACTTCAACATGTCAAAGATTAACTGCAGATCTTTATGCAGGTATTATTAATAATTATTATATGAAACCTTCACATAAGAAGCCATATTATTATATTATTAATAGAAATGAAAAAGATCAACCAGTAACAAATCCTGTTATGGATAATGAAATTAAAGAAGGTAGTTATCGTCCTAATTATATTAAAACAGAGGATGGAAAATATCGATTTTATGCATTAAAAGAACCATATAAAAGGATTGTAAATCAATCTTCTGTAAATTTGGAAATACATAGTGGCGATTCGAATTGAAGTTTAAATAATGTATATATTACTTATGTAAAAGCTCCTATGTATGTTTCCATGACTCAGGATGATGTATTATTACCAGAAGATAATACTCAAACCCTGGAATTTCCAGACTATGTTTGTTACGAGATTATTAATATCGTAACTAGACTATTATTAGAGAATGCAGGTGATCCAAGATTACAAACAAACGTTCCTATTAATCAGACTATAGCAGTTCCTGGAAATAAATAAATTTATTAACTTAAAAATTAAAAATTATGTTTGATTTTCAAAAAGAAGTAATAATTAATTCAAACCTGCTTGACGATGGTGTAAATCCTCGTTTTATGGTTATGGATGGTCCTGTTAAATTATTTCGAGTATTACGTTGTGCAGACTATAGAAAAGAAGGCTTAGTCGAAGGAGTTATTTACAAAACTCCAGCAGAAAAAGGCCAAGTCGCTAGTGCAGCATTTAATTTACCTACGAAAGAAGGTACTTATAGAGTAGTAATTGGTATTACTCTAATCGGTAAATACCTTGCAGATTACGCTATGCCTTGGTCAAATTTTGGTAAGGCTGTACTTGCTGAATTTGAGGTTTCTGCTGAAGATTTAGGAAAAACTAAAGAACTTCAGGAAAAAATGATTAAGGCTATCGAAATGGCTATTCCTGAAAACTACAGATATGTAAGAGTATCTGCAGAAGATTCAGGCAAAGTACTTGTAAGTTGCACTGATTCACATCAGGTCATTACTGTAGCTGAACTTCAGGAACAAAGAGGTATTAGTTGTCCTGATAGTTGCACTGAGAAGCAATATGTAACGGTTGATGAGGCTGTAGAAGTAACTAAGAATAAAATGGAAATTGGTACTGCTGCTTGGCTTCAGGAGAATCTACGTTTCCCAAGTTATCCTAATATACGTTATGCAGCTCTCAATGAAGAGGAGTATCCAGTAAACGGAGGTTTGTATACTCAATTCTCATTCTTATATTGCATGCCTCGTAAGGGGCTTCATGGACAGGGAACAGTAGGACAAGCTCTTAAATCAGTTACGACACATACGTTCTATGTATTATCATCACTTGTTGATAAGTTTGAAGAGGATCTGAAAAAAGTATTTGGAGACGATTCAATTAAAGTTGTTAGTCCTGATAATACTGAATTAATTAATATCGAATTCGTATCTGCACTTAAGGTTTCAGTACAGGATATTAACGAAGGAAAAGCAATAATTAAAGCAAATGTATCTGGTCCCGCTGTTAGTCCAAATCTTATTAAATATTCAATTAAAGAAGAAGATAGTAAGTATCAAATCGATAACGATGGTAAGCTTACTGTAAAAAAAGGACAAACTGCAGCAGAAGGTGATAAGTTTACAGTTAAAGCCTCTTATGGTAATGCTGTAGCAGAACAAGAGTTTACAGTAGGAGCTTAATACTCCTTTTAACATATATCACTAGAAGAAGGCAGGGCGGGGTAATTTCCCTGTCCTGCCTTTAATTTTTAAACTGAAGTTTATGACAATAGAAGCAATAGCAAGTGCTGTATATAATAATACAGTAACTGGATTAGCAGGAATCACTTCAAATCCAAAAATATCTGTAGAGCAACTTCAGGATGAAGTAGTGGCAGAGCGTAATCAAATAATGAGAGAATTTCTTTTAAAAGGAATTCTTAATTTAGATGAATTGTTTTTAGCAATTAATTGTATTGAAGTTGATTGTGATTACATGTCAAAATGTTGTAATTTGCAAGTTGGAGAAAAAGCATTACATTTTGAAATTCCACCGATTATTTATATAAACGGAATTGATACAATAAGATTTGTTGGCAGTATAGATAGACATACTCGTTATAATGTTTATACAGATGAAACTTATAGATTTCATAAGTATAGAAAAAATAAACCAGGAAGTCCATATGTCTATATAGATACTGCAATTAATTCTAATGGTAATATGGACGGATATATTTTTAATGTTCCTTTTGTAAAATATATATCTGTAATTGCACTATTCTTAGATCCAAGAAAGCTTTTAGAATGAGATTGTTGTTCTGAAAACCCTGAGGTATATCTAGATTGTGGAATTTTATCTGATGAAATTATTAAAAGAATGACTGAGAAATATATTCGCTGGTATCGTCAACTTGCAACTCCTGTTACGCCTAACGATCAAACTCCTAAATAATTATGAAGTTAAATAATATAAATTCTGTATATTCTCTTGCCAATATATTATATGGGGTTACAATAAATCCTGATAATTTTGAGGATATAGTTTTAAATGGTTTACAGTTAATAGGTAATAAACATTCTAGAATGTATAGATATGTAGGAGATACTACAAATAGAATACTAGAATTACCTTGCAATTTATCTTTTATAGAATCTGTAACAATTCCATTTGAAGACTTTCAATCTACTTCAGACACTAGTATCTTCCCATTAGTTCAAAATGCTTATTATGAAAGATATAATGAAGCTTGAAAATGGAATAAAGATCCATTATACCAATCAGGAAAACTATTAAATTATAATGAGATAAATAATGCATTAGAGTTTGATAGAGATTATTCGAATGTATCTGTACTATATCATGGTGTAATTGTAGATGATGATGGACTTCCACTTATAACAGATAAAGAATTAACTGCGTTAGCTGCATATGCTGCATATATTGATTTATATAAAAAGAGTCTTGTATTAAGAGATAGTAATTCTTTTCAAATGGCTCAAGCAGTTAAACAAGAATGGTTAAGAGCTTGTAGTGATGCTAGAGTTCCTGAACATATCTCGCAAAATGAAATGAATGAGATTCTTGATGCTCGTACACGTTGGGATAGAAAGCAATATAAGAAATCATTTAAACCTGTTAACTAATGAATAAAAAAATGTTTCCTCATGGTTTTAACTCTAGGGAACTATATAATGGGTTAAATCCTAAATTATTAAAAGGAAGATGAGTAAAAAATAGATATAAAGATCGTAAGAATCTAGCTGCTAAGATTTTTGATGACTGTTTTTATGAGATCTTATTGGATATTATAAATAATAATGTTACCTTTGTACTACCTCTGCGTTTTGGGAATTATGGAGAAATTTCTATGAAACAAATTGCAGATGAAGACTTTAAACAAGCATATAGAAGAGGTAAATTTAATAATATTGATTTTGTATTATCTCAATTTACAGGAAACCAGCTAGTATATAGATATATGAAGCATAATAAAGAAACTATGGAAAAACCAATCTATGTTGATAAATATCTTAAAAAACTCATAGATCAATATACTGAAGAAGCAAAAGTGTATTATTAATTATGATTAAAGAATTAGACGATTATTTAGGTATTATACAAGAAAAATATCCAAAGATCTCAAAAGATGAGTTAAAAAGAGTTATAGAACATGGTTTTAATAGTTTTCATTTATTAGCTAAGAGTGGAGCAGATGTAGTTTTAGGAAATCATAACTATACTGCTTTTTGCGGAAAGATGTTTTTTGATGATTATAAAAGAGTTAGATATAATAATATTAAACATCGTATTAAATTAAGACTGAAATATAAGTACGCTCAAGAAGTATATAACGGAGCGTACTATTTCGGTCTAACTGAAGCTGAGTGAGAATTTTATAAAACTCAGATAACTTCAAAGCGTAGATCTAAAATAAAGTTTAGAGATTTGAAGTTATATAAAATACAAGAAGAGTGTTATTTAGATAGATCTAGAACACATTTCTTTAAATTATACTATCCAATTGATGTTGGATGGACATTTTTAAAAAGTGAAATTACAACAAGAAACTTTGAATATATAGCATATAGAGATGTAAAAAATAAAATAATAATGATTTAATATGGCAAAAGAAGAAATAATAGGGTCTCCTAGAAGAAATTTAGTTTTTGAAACTAGTGGGGTAATAAGAGTAAAAGTTGGAGATAAATATTATAAGTTAAATTATGATAAAGAAACAACTGATGATGAAGACGAAGAATCTATAGAGTCTAAAATTATAATTGTAGACGATATATTATTATATGAGACAGGGCAGTATGAATATCCTGGAGATAGAAAAATAATCTTTGCATTAAACGGAGGAATTTATTATACATTAGATAATAGTTATTTTAGTTTTAGTGATTCTCAAAATTCAGATGCTTCTCTTGAAGGGAATATAATATTTGATAATACTGTAATATTTAATGGAACCCCTCCATTTAAATTAAGTAGTTCAGAAGTTATAAGTAATCTTAATGCACAGTTTATTGATGGGCATAGTTGAAATGATATTCAAGCATTATTAAATAAACAGAACATCTCTTTTAATACATTAGAAACTACAGATGGAAAATTTATAGCTGAAGATGGGAAAGTTACATGTAATACAGTAGTTTGTAGTAATGCTAATATTAAAAAACTTAGTTTTGAAACTCTTTCTGGAAATATCTCAATTGGAGGAAATATAAGTGTTACAGCAAGCGAGCTAGATATTGATGGAAATCTATATGATCTTGGAATAAATATTTTACAGCTTCTATATAAATTATATTCTGTAAAAGGAATAAATACTAGTAAGACTACATTCGTTGAGTTTGCTAAAGATCTTGTAAAATCTGTAAATACAAGTTATAATTGACAAACTCCATCAACATATACCTCTCATCAATTAGATTTTGATAAACAACTTTTATCAGAATCTTTTTATTGGGAGCCAATAAATATTGAATCTTGAAAGAATATTTCGTGCATACCATTATCTGTTGCAGATAATTATTATATAGATCCTGAAGAAATTACAGAAGATACAGAAATTACTGAAAGTGCAGAAAATATTGCACGTTCATCTAATCTATATAATGAGATTATAACAAAAATTTACATTATTCCAGAGGAAAATAAATCTACATTTAATGGTGTCGTTTTAAAATTATATATAGATTCAGGATTTGTTACTCCTGGTACAGAGGGAGAATTAATTATAAATGAATACAAAAAAGATACATCTGAGGAGATTGAGAATATTAGTGCAAAGTTCATAGTCACAGGTATTAATAATGACGAAATATATGTACATACTACATACATTTCAGATAAAGCAAGCTTTCTAGCTCTTTCTTCAGAATCTATTGGGTTGTATGCATATTCAGAAGCTGAGAATCTAACTTCAGATACTGAAGAACAACCGTTTACCTCAATTAATGTACAATATTATCAAGAGCCTGAAGAAACTTCAGAGTATTATAATATTATACTAGAAACTAATCCTGAATCTATCGGTTTTTATCAAACTAGTAATACAGTTATTGGAAATTTATCTGTAATATCAGACGATATACTAAATCCTTCTGGAATAGGGATTTATAGTGATAACTGTTATTTAAATAACCCAACTATATGCCTATACAATAGTGCTGAACAAAAGAGTTATCTTAAAATATCTGCTTCAGGAACATCATTCGTTGGAATAAATGATGCTCAAGAAAATTGAATTAGTATCGAAAATACAGGTAAATGTAGTTTGAAGAGAGGCAATCTATATAATATTAATAACTATGATACTTTTTGTAAGTTTGGACCTTTAATTGTATATGAAGATGGTTCTGCAACTTTAGGAAGTGGAGATACTCAAATTACTATATCTGCATCTGGAGAAGTTAAGGTTCCTTCTGCAGCAATAACTACATAATAACTATGAAGAACAAATTAAATCAAATAAATCAGTTTAATGGAGGAATGATAAAGGATATAGAACCATTAATGGTTCCAAATACTGTAATGACTGATTGTTTAAACGGCACTTTAATTACTTATAATGGTAATGAATTTGCCTTACAGAACGATATGGGTAATTATGGGTTTAAAAATGGAGCTTTGAGTAATGGTTTTGTTCCTGTTGGAATGAAAGAACACCAAGGAGTATTATATATTATTTCATATAATCCAATTGACGACAAAGTAGAAATTGGAAGTTTTCCATCACAACAAACAATCTTTACCCCAATTGTAGATAATAAGGATGCTACAATTGAGGATATTATTATTGATAAAACATCTTTATATAAAGATTTAGAAGGTGAAACTAAAATCATACTTCTTAGTAAAGATCCTAATTTTTATTTAAATCCAGGAGATAAGTATCTTCTTATATATGAAAATTTAGATGAATATTCCTTTAAGGAAGCACTTGAACAGTTAAACAATAAATACTATAGACACTTAGTTCCTTATATTCTTACAGATGAAAATAAATTGTATAATATAGATGGGCTTCTTGAATTACAAGTCGATAAATCCACAACTAATAGAAGTGATTGGATTCCTGTATCTTGGGATATTCCTGGTTGGCTTGCTGTAAAGTTTAGTATTACGGTTCCAGAACAATTTAATATATATTTTGATAAAAGTAAGATATATGTAGATAATAGTGATTCAAATGCTATAAAAGTTTATCCAGGCGGAGATCTTAGAGTACAAACTTATTGGAATCTTGTAAATTATGCTGATGGAGATTTAGATAAGATTCAAAATAATTTAGTATATTTTTTACATGATTATGATACTTTAGATGAAAAAAATATAAGTAAATTATCTCCAATAAGTCTAGAGCCTAATCAATTAATATCTTATAATAATTTCCAGTCTATAATATTTAATACTATTGAGGCAAAAACGCTTGGAAACTACAAATATATTACTCCCGCATTATTAGTTGAAAATGAAGGTAAGAAAAATTATATAATATATAGTCAATTTACACAAACAATTTCTAGAGATCCTATAACAATAGATCCTAATGAAATACACTTTGGAAGAAATTATTTTAAATATTTTGTAGGAGATAATTCTCTAACAATGCTTACTTCTTGAGAAAGTTTTCCTGGAGTTAGCCTTGAATATAAGTTAGAAAGATATTCTACTTCAGATTCAGACAACCCCTATACTGCTATTGATTGGACTTCGGTTTCTGATATAATAAGTAATGGAACTATTATTATAGATATACCCTTTTCTGAAAATAATGAAGACATAGCAGAGTATGATACTACTCAAACTGGAGAACCTAAGATAAAAAAAGTTAATTTTAATAAAGAGGATATATACTTTCTAAGTCTTCGTTATGTTATTAATATTGAATCTGGAAATCCTATTAGAGGAGATATAGAACCTGCCGAAAATAGAATTTATGCCACAGAACTTGTAAATAGGTGATATTATGTTAAAGATAACTTTAAGGATATTACAGGACAAGACCTTGTAAATTACTTTGCTGATTATATAAAACTCGAACTTAATTTAGGTAATTATGCGTTTACAGAAACTGCTTTTCTAAAACGAAGAGGTAATGAAGATTCAAAAGATGAAAAAATAAATAATTATTCATTTGATTCTAGTGACTATTTTAGTGAAATTAAATTAGTATATCCAGAACCTCCTGGAGAAACGTATGATACTTCTAAGATTGGAATTAAGACTATATTTAAACAAGGCAATACATATTCTATTAAAAAGGTAGGAAACTCTGAAGTATATACTATATCTGTTCCAAAAGACCAAAATGGAGATGACGGTAGATTATGAAGATGAATCACTTCTAAAGGCGTTACTGTTAACAATGGCAAGGCTATAGATTCTAAAGGCAATACTTATACACTACTCTTTAATAAAATAGATGGATCTTTTTCATTTGATTTGTTTAATACTTTTACAGTTACAAATACTGAATATAATATTGTAAAAGAAATCAGTAGTAGTGATAAATATTTATATGAATATCATCCTATTGGAAAAACTAAAACTAAAGTTACAGATAAAGACGATACTCATACAATAGAATATAGACCTGAATATGTAGAATTTAGAAAAGACGGTTCTGGAAGAGATAAATGATCAATGTGTTTCTGGTGGAAAGAGGTAGGTCCTTTTACTATTAGGTTTGAAAACAATAAGTTGTATTATGGTGAGAATACAGAAGCATTCACTCCAGAAAAGAACTGACCTAGTGTTCTTGGAGATTTAAATATTTCAAGTGGAACTAATTGGCATAGAACAGATTGAAAACCAAATGGCCATTCTGCAACTAGTACAAAAAGTTATGCAGATGATTATGGATTTAATATATATAATTTCTATAATGCAAAATATGGTAATGATAGTAGCCATTCTGGAGATTCTGGTTTCTTTAGCAGATACGGATCTGCAAATAATTTCTGTCTTGCAATGTCATATGAAACAAAAAATTCATGACCTTGTATATATTACTGTGCTAATAAGGCGCCTTCAGAGAAAGATGCTTCTTATATTTCTAAAACTTGTATATATTCCTATCTTATGATGATATACTGTTTAAGATATTGTATGTCTTCTAAAAATAATATAATTTATTATTCTTTATATAACTATAGAGAATCTCTTATAAATCCAGTATATATAAAAACTATTAATCTTTCTGGAACATATAATTGAAAATATTTCATGGATGAGGGAGTTGACATTCCAGATGAAATAGATTCAATATTTAATGGAGTATCTTTTGCAGACAATAATGTGATATCTACAAATACAAATGTCAATTTTAATTGTATAGTTACTCCTGATGAATCTTTTAAATATGAACTCCAAAGGTTAATAGATAATAAGAATAGTGATGTAAGAATTAAAGTAGATGAATTAGAAAGACAGCCGAATATAAAAAGTGGAGACCTGTATCTTATTCATGAGTATAATGAGAATGCAAATAAAGTGAAATTAACTAATGCTATAAAAAGTATGGTGTTTACAGATCAAGTAAGATCTAATATGGATGCTACTTTAGAATTGTTTATGAGAGAGACAGTTAATAATACGCGTTCTGTAGCAAGAGAGTTTATTTCTAATATATATGATGACGGGCAATAATGGATATAAAACTGAAAGTAAAAAAGTACAAGGATACTGGAGATATTGCTTGAGAGTATAATCCTTTACGTAATTTAAAAAAATCTGATGATCAGATTGATGATTTTACAGTAAGTAATTCTCAATTAAAATTAGATCTAGAAAATCCTATAGACATAGAATGTCAAAGTTCTTATGATGGAAGTACAAATTTAATATTCAACGATGATAAAAATCCTCCTAGAATAATAAATACTAGAGTAGCGTTATTAGAAAATAATAGATATAAAATTATAAATCGAAACCAAATTAAACAATCTAATTTATATACAGAAAATGAATTAGATCAACAAACTAGGTTATTTAGAAACGTTACTAGAATTCCAAAGATTCAATTTAAAAATGTAGATTACTTTGGAACTCTCAAAGGAGGGAATTATATATTTTATATAAAATATTCTGATAGTGACTATAATGAAACTGATATTGTTGCTGAATCAGGAATAGTGTCTGTATTTAAAGGAGATTTATCAAATCCTAAGACTTGTGTTGGAGCTTATATGGATGAACGTACTGATAAATCTATAATACTTTATCTTAAGAATATAGATACGTCTTTTAGTTATATAAATATATATTATAGTAGAACAAGTTGTGATGTAAATGGTATTTCTAAAACAGATTTTCATAAAATAAAAAAGACTTATGAAATAACTGATGTCAATCAAACAATAACCATTAATGGATTTGAAGAACTTGAAGACATAACTGCAGAAGATTTAAATATACAATATAACTATGTAGAGTCTGTAAAAAGCCAGGCACAAGTTCAAAATAGATTATTCTTTGCAAATGTTTCAAAACTTAAAGAAGACTCTGCCACTTTAAGTAATCTTGCGTTATATATTAATGTAGAAGAATGTCAAAAACATGATATAGGATATATTACAGATAAATATGGAATTTATAAAGGGGATATTACTGCTGCAGAATACTATTCTCCATATAATATATATTATAGACTTGGATATTTCCCTGGAGAAATTTATAGACTAGGAGTAGTATTTATATATAATGATGAGCATTTATCTCCTGTATATAATCTTAGAGGTATTGATTTTAATCTTTCAACTTATCATTTTAAAGAAAAAGGGGATAATGGAGAGATAATATCAAGTAATAAATGTAATTATGATTATAGTATAGACTTAAGAGATCCTGAAACTATAGAAAATAAAGATTTTATATCTTTAGAAACTTTAGAAAATACAAGAGGAGTATTTAGATTTACTAAAGATAAGACTATTATTGATCATGACGGAAAATCTGTGAAGCCATTAGGATTAAAAATTAGAATCCCTGAATTTGTAATTAATAAACTTAAAGAACTGAATATTAAGGGATACTACTTTGTTAGGCAACAGCGTATTCCAACATTTTTATTCTCTGGGTTATCTATAGGAGTTGACACTGTAAGTGGAGTTCCTTGTCTTGATCTTTCTGAAGGAGGCCAAAATCCAAAGCTTGTAACAGAATCTTTTGTAAATAAAAATAAGGTATTGATTAACGATTATGATTCAAAACTTATATATAGTAACAATTGTAGCTATTCAGGATTATTATCAGCAGATGTTAAGTGCGATAAGCAAATGCAATCTCTACTTAATTCAGATAGATATAAATTAGTAGAAGCATACAAGTTTAATCAATATAACGCATCAGGGAGAAGTTATACCTTAGATTTAACAAATGTTGCAAGTACGAATGCAGAAACAACAAGCGAACTTTTATATATAGATTCGGATATTCCTCAGAAAATTATTAATGATAATATCTTTTGTACTAGAGCAGGAATGCAAGAAGAAATTAAACAACAAACCTGTTTTGGAAAAGAGGATATGGAATCAAGCGATGCTCAATTAGTTAGAGGAGTATTTACTGATTTTGTAGGATGTAACACTTTACTTGGTAAATCATCATTATATAATGTTTATATAAAAAATTATTCCGAAACATTTAATAAAGAATATTTTCAAATAAGAATCGATGATAATTCTCCTTACTTTGCAGTATCTGATAGATATGCTACAGATACTAGTGTAATAAAAGACAAAGATATTACAGATTGTACTACTGATTATAAAGACGCGGAAGATAATTCTATAGAATTTAATTGGAGTATGATTCCAATATTATATCGTGGTGATTGCTTTACTTATACAACTACTATTAGGTTACATAGAAACTTCACTTCTCAAACAGTTCCTACAAATGATACAATAGTAGATTTTAATACTTGAAAAGATAATTTTAAAGGTATTAGAAATACTGAAAACTGGGATGATATAAATATTGGAGATATTAATGCAGTAGCTATTGGAAGTTGAGTAACATTTAAAGGATTATCTAATAATAATATTTCTCTTAGAAGTATTGATGAGTTTAATACAGAAGAAATTGCATTAATGGGAAATCCAAGAGGATTTTATCCTATACAAGGTATGTCTACTAAATCTTCTGCTAAAATTCCAGAAAGTAACTTATATAATAGAGGATATAGTACTACTCTAGGATTTAAAAGAAATTATAAGCACATAGATGTACCTTATGAGGTTGACGAGTTTGATACTCGTATAATGTTTAGTGATATTCAGGTAGATGGAAACTTTAAGAACTCATATAAGGTATTCCAAGGATTATCATATGAAGATTTAGATAGACAATATGGAGGTATAGTAAAAATTCTTCCTTGAGGAGGAAATCTATTAACTGTATTTGAACATGCTATAGCTATTGTTCCAATAAATGAAAAAGCTCTTATTCAAACTACTACTGGGCAAAATATTCATATGTATGGATCTGGAGTATTACAAAAGCAAATGACAATTATATCTGATATGTATGGTTCTATATGAAAAGACTCTATTATAAGAACTCCTAGAGCAGTATATGGTGTTGATACATATGCTAAGAAAATTTGGAGATTTTCTGATAGAGGTCTTGAACTTATATCTGATTTTACGATTCAAAGATTCCTTAATGATGAAATAAATCTTAAGGAACTTGAAAAAACAGTAGCATTAGGAACAAGAAATGTTAAAACTCACTTTAATGCTTATAAAAATGATGTTATGTTCACTTTTTATAATGATGATAAAATTTGGAATATATGTTATAATGAAGTACGTAGCATGTGAGTTACTAGATATTCGTGAGTTCCTTTATTATCAGAAAATATAAATAATACATATTTTAGTTTTGATTTGCTTAAGAGTAAAATATTTAGTATAATAAGTAATAATCTTCGAAAAACTGATGATCTTGTAAAGGTAGGAGAAGAATGAACTGGAAAATATGTTACTTCTGATAGAGAATACTCAAAGTTTACTTTCACAGTTGATGGATATGATGGATATAATATTAATAGTGTTGTTATAAAAGGATATTACTGAGATGAAGATGAAATAAAAACTGATTCACTTATTGAATGCAAAGCAAATGAAGAAACCTGGCTTATGGATGAAGTAAGTGAGAATTGGGTTGAAATTAAAAATAAAAATGTTGGAAATGCTATAGATGCTGAATCAGAAGAGGATCGTCAGAAAATAATCTATGCTAATTATCTTGAACAGAAGGATGCGGCTCCGTTTTCAATAGAATTTAAAGATCTATACAGAAAAGAAGACAGAGGCTATTTATATTATACTATTGAAGTAAAATATACTCCATATGTTGTAACTTCATCAGAAGATAATCCTTCTGAAGATGAGAGTGGAAACCTTATGAGTAATTGTATTGTTTTTGGAATTGAACGGTCGTATACAGCTGGAGCTATTATTCCTTATGAAGCGCTAAAAGAATTCGACATGCTGAAATATCAAGATGATTGAAATAAGGCACTATTATATAATATTTTCGTACACGGTAGAAGTAACATTATTGATGAGATAAATTATTTTGATAGTGATGAAACAAATCAAATATTACCTACTAAATGATATAATAAACAGGAACCTTTTGAGTTTGAATTTATAGTTAATGAACCAAAAGGAATTCATAAAATATTTGACAATTTAGTAATAATATCTAATAATGTTGAACCAAATTCTATTGAAATAGAAATTACTGGAGATGTATATGAATTTAGTAAAAGAGCTATTTATAGAAATAAAACTTTTAATAAAAATGAATCTACAAATGCTAATTTCCCAGAAATCTATTTAGATAAAGAATCTAAAGGATATAAAACAGAAGTTACATGAGATCCAATTCGAAATGAATATTACTTAAATGTACATGCAGATTGTTTAAATATAAAAGAATATGGAAGACGATTAGGTAATATATACTATAGTGAAGATTCTTGGTATTTCCAAGTACAACCAATATATTATGAACAAACAAGCTCTAATGATTTTGAATCTCCATTAAAGGCAACTAAAGTTCGAGATAAATATGCAAGAATTAGAGTTAAATATAAAGGTGATAAACTTGTTATTATTACTGCATTACAAACATTAATGACTCAAAGTTATGCATAAAAGAATAAAGAAAATGGAAACAGGAGCTAGCATTGGAAATATTATCGATCTAGATATGATGAAACAACTTGGTCTTAGATTAGGAGATTATAATACATTTATGAATACTTCTACGAATAAGATCAAATCTGATATTGGAAACTTTAAAAGCTCAGGATTTGATTTAACTAATAAAAATCCTTTTTCAAATGCAAAAGGTATATTTTCTCAGAATACTGTTAATAGTGTTAATAATTGACAAAATAATACATTTGGTGGAGCTAAGACAGTAAATAATCTAAATGGCAAATTTGGAGGAGCCTTTCAAATGGGAGACCAGTTAATTGGAAATCTTAATACAGCCCTTGTAGGAAATGAGAAAACTGGATCTACTGCTCAAGTAATGTCTGGAGTTAAAGACATAGGACACAATGTAGTAAGTCAATTTAATCCTATGGGTGGAATGATTAATACTGGAGCTAAGACTATAGGAAATCTTATTGGAGGAACTAAAGATCGTGTTGAAGGTACTGGTTCTCAAATACAAGGAATGGTAAGTGATGGTCTAAGTATGCTTGGCCCTATTGGAATGGCTGCTGGAGCTGCATTAAATTTAATTAATGGTATTGGAGGAAAGCGTATTGATAAGTTAGTAGATAATACATCTGATATTAGTAACGAATATAGTGGTTCAAAGAAATTTATTAGTAATAGTATTGATAAATATAGTAATAAAAAAGCTGGATTATTTGACTTTGGATTTCATCGAAAAGGTCAAAATGCTATAACTAGAGCTAGAAGAATGCAAAATACTACTTTAGATATTACAGATGCAGGTAAAAAGCGACTGAATAATCAAATAGGTCAGTCTCTTGCTAGTAAAAACTTCAATACTTATAATGGATTAGATAATATGTATTCCTTGGCTAAAAACGGAATGAAATTTCCTGAATTAGATGAAGCTAGAGCATTCTTACAGAAACGACCAACACAATCTACAGAAACACAAAAATTCCAACTCGGAGGTAAGATGAATTTAATTCCTGAAGGAAACTTACATGCACATAAACATCATTTAGAAAATGTAAATCCAGAATTAAAAGATCAAATTACTAAAAAAGGAATTCCTGTAGTAGCACAATCTGAAGGAGGAATTGTTCAGACAGCAGAAATTGAAAAGGAAGAATGGACACTTAGAAAAGAATTTACTGATAAACTTGAGGCTTTATATAAAGCATATCAAGAAGATTCATCCAACGAAATTGCAATTGAAGCTGGAAAATTAGTTTGTCATGAACTATTAAAGAATACAGATGATAGAAGTGGACTAATTAAAAGTGTGAAATAATGAAAGAGGTAAAAATAGAAATAGCAGATAAAGAATATAAAGTTCTAATAGCAGAAACGGAAGAAGAAAGAATTCAGGGTTTAGGTAATGTAGAATCTATGGATGATGACGAGGGTATGTTATTTATAATGCCTGAAGATCAAGGTCAAGTAGTATTTAATACAGAGGAAATGGAATTCGATATTGATTTAGTATTTATAAATCAAGATGATGAAGTTTATAATGTAGTATTAGGTAAAGCTCATAGTTCTGAACCAATTATTTCTACTCCTGAAGATGAAGAAGGAAGAACTAAATATGTATTAGAAGTTAATGCTAATTCTGGAATTCAGATTGGAGACGAATTAGACTTTGAAGAGGATATAGATGAAAAAGAAATTGATAAAATGTATATTCTTGGATCTGATGGAAAACCTCAAATGGATTTAGTTGGTGGCGAACGTATTTTCTCAAGAAAAAATTCTAGAACTTTAATAAAATTAGCAAAAAGAGCTAATAAAAGTAAAGCTGATTCTGATTATGCTAAACTTGGAAAAAAGATTTTTAAATATATAAATGAACAGGATAATCGTCCAAGTGAGTTTATCGAATCTCCTAAATAGATAAAGAAAAAGGAGAGTAATTTCTTACTCTCCTTAAAAGATACTAACTATCTTTTATAACCCTATATTGCCTCATGTTTAATCTAGCATCTCCAAAGAGAATGAAATAGACTCATTTTATACTCTTGGGTTGTGGAACAAAGATAATATAATATTGCTAATGTAGCAAGTGTTTTCATAAAAATTTAGTGTAAATGAAAATTTTAGTAATTTTATTTGGATATTAAGAACTAAAGTGTTATCTTTGGGCATTAAATGAATATATGACAATCATAGAGTTATGAGATATCTATAAAAATTAAAATAATTTAAATTATGAAAGTTAAAAAGTATCAAGAAGGCGGGTCCGCTCCTGTTCCTGCGGCACCTGCTGGTCCACAAGGTGGACAAGATCCACTACAAATGTTAGCAGAAATGGCAGCTCAAGCATTACAGACGCAAGACTGTCAAGCAATGGCTCAAGTCTGTGAAGGTTTCTTAGCTCTTTTACAACAAGCTATGAGCGAAGGACCACAAGGTCCTGTTGGACAAGTTCCTGAAGGAGAACCTGTATTTAAGAAAGGTGGAAAGATGGTAGGCCGCAAGAAATGTGCTAAGAAAGAAAATGGCGGGGAAATGAAAAATAAATTCTTTGCTAAAAAGTAATTTAATGATCATTAGATAAAAGGGAGATTTGATATGATCAATCTCCCTTTTTATATATAAAGCAAGTGTGATAAAATGGCACAAGTAATTAAATATCAACAAGGTGGTTCTACTCCTCAAAAATACGGCACTTTTACTATAGATGGTAATCAATATCAGGTTGATGATGATTTTCTAAATCAGATGTCTTCTTATGGAAAAACATTAGATCAAGATACTGCATATCAATTTAGTAAAATAACTGATGCTCTAAGATCAGGTGCTAATTTATCATATAATTCTAGTGCCGATAGATTAGAAGGAGTACAGTTTGATGTTACTAATAATCAAGCAGAACGTTTAGGTAAACGTCGAAGTAGACTTGGCAGAAGTTTTGGAAATCTATGAAGGGGAAAAGAAAATACTGCAAGAAATGCAGTTCATGCTTTAAAGGATTTTCAATATAAAAAGCCAGTAGAAGCATTAGATCCAATTAATATTAGAGATTGGTCTAGTGATATTACTATGGAATATAAGCGTAATAAAGATACTGGAGATTTTGAATTAGTAAATGGAAATAGAGTTTATATAAATGGAGCTAATAATCTAAAAGCAACTAGAAGACTTCGTAGTCTAAAAGATATTGCAGGTTATGGGGATAATGATCAATTTAAAGGCTATAATGATTTAGATAAGCAAGCTTATATAGACTTTTACAATAAATATGGTGAGCAAGGCATAGAAGATATTATATCTAGGCTTGAACAAGGAAATTGGACGGATGAAGATGCTATGGCATTAGATGATATTGGTATCTTTTTAGGAGGAAGTAAACCTGTTCAAGCTCAAAAAGAAGTAGATCCTGCACAAGAAGAACTTAAGAAAACAAAAGAAAACTGAAGTAAAGCAGGATGAGATTATGATAAGTACCATAACCTATTTAACGTTGATTCAAATGGGAATGTAACTATAAATAATCCAGAATTATTATCATATATTGGAACTGGAGATGCATGACTTAATAATGAATTTAAAAGAAAATATGGAAGTTATGCGGATTATATTCCAGATGACTCTGGTTTATTTGTTATTAATGGAAAAGTATATAGGGGTGATGACCAAGATAGTTTATCTAAAATTCAAAAGTATTTAGATTTTGTAGCAGATAATAAGAGAACTGCTGGTAATTCTTCAATTATTAAACAATATTGGGATGAAAATCGTTCTAGATCTCCATGGTTTAGTACTTCTGTTGATTCAGAAGGTAATCCAATGTGGTCCCCGTATTTTCAACCAAATCGATATGCTGCAGATCTAACTGGTAACTATGTTAGACAAGCAGGTGATCCTTTAGTTTATGATTATTTTCCTAATTACAATCCTGAAGATTCTTCTCAGTTTGATCCCTATGGACACCCTTTAAGAACTTTAGCAGAAAGAGTATATATTGATCCTTTAACTAAACAAAGAATTAATTATAATAATACTTTACAAGAGCAATTAGATCCAAATATAGTTAATTCTTACTATGAAAATAATCCTACAACTGCTTTTAATAGTTACTATACTATAGGAAATACTGGAGGATATAAAGAAGTAGCAAGTACTGGAGATGCTTCAAATCCTCAAACAAGAGCTACATTGTATTATAATCCTCAAACTCAATTATACTATTTTCATGACGAAAACCCAGGAAATGATAACTATACATTAAATAGTCGTTTACCTGGATCTGAAGATAGTATGAGAAATTATTATTGGAATATTGATTCTCGTTTAGGACAATATATTGAGCAACATCCTGAAATCTTAAGAGATCCAGAAGTTAAGGGATATATTAGTGATATTATTAGAAATCCATATATAGCTACAATTAGTACTCGTCATGCTAAGTTTAATCCAATTATTGGACAAAAATATCCTGATTTATATCAATTATTTCAGGATTTAATTAAAACTCAAACGCTTGGTAAGTATCAACAGCAATATTCAGGAACAGGAGGTAATTCTGCTCTAAGAAGTATTACTACTCCTGAAGGCTTAGAACAATTAGGTTTAGCTTATAGAGTTCCAAGTAATAAAAACGGAGGAGTTATTAAATATCAAATTGGAGGAGTTGCTGCAAATAGAGTTAATAGTGCAAAAGCTAGTAAACAAGCAATTCAACAATCAGATAAAAAACTTCGCGCTGCTGGAGAAGAAAAAACTATTGGAGATGGTACACAATTAACTGCTGCTGACAAAGCTGAAATTGCAGCTTTAGTTGCAGATGCTGCTTCTTTAGGTGCTACTTTTGTACCAGGATTTGGCAATGTTGCTGGAGCTGGAGTTGGTGCAGTAGGTTCATTAACTGGTTTTGGAGCAGATATTGCTAGAGATGGATTAGATTGAGGCGATGTTAGTAATTTAGCACTTAATCTAGGATTAGATGCAGCTACTTTACTTCCTGGGATTGGCTCAGGAGCTAAGGCAGCAAAAATAGCTAAAGCTTTAAAGAAATCTAAGGCTGTCGCAAATGCTGTTAAGTGAGCAACTAGAGGAGTTAGTTTTGGAAGTGCTGCATCTGGATTAGCAACTGCATGAGAAAATATTCAAGATGGTAAATGAACTATTAAAGATGTTCGTACTGTATTAAATGGAGTTAGAGGTTTTGCTAATTTAAAACGTAACACAGGAAGTGCAAAATTAAAAGGAGGAAACTCTGATATGGTTACCTTAAAACCAACTAATAATAAAAATCTTCCTACTATTAAATTAGGTCGTTCTGAGATTGAGTCGGTCAATTCACTTCCAAAAAATCAAAAAACTGAAAAGTTAGAAGAAATAATTATTGGAAAGTTAGGTAAAGCTAAAACAGATAATATTACTGACTTACTTTCTGAATATGGTATTAAACGTTCCTCTAATGTAAATTTCAATTGGAAAAAACCTTGGAAGTCTTCAATGAGTAAAGGACTTAATACAGGACAATTTAAATATGATGAACTTCCTAGTACTTATAGGAATCCAGATGATATGGGTTGGTGAAATTGGAATAAGACTGCTGCTACTAGAGATGCAAAAACTAATAGAAGCAATCCTTATTTTAAGAACTATGTAGATAAACAAACTTCTCAAGTTCAAAGATTTTTCGGAGGACCTGAAATGTTTACATCTGTTACAGCTCTAAAACGGAGACCTATTACAATGCCAATCTATTCTAACTTAGCTCCTAACTTAGGAATATTTAGTAATCAACCACAACATCTCTGGTATTATAAACCAGAGAATAATCCAGTATTTTATAAAAAAGGCGGTAAAATTATAAAAGCACAACCTGGTACTAAGTATCCTACATTTAGTACTCCAATAGATCAAAATTGAACTAGTGTAGCTGATTATATGCTAGATAAAAATAATAATCCGATTAATGTACAAGTAGATCCAGTTGCTGTTGTTGGAACTCCTATTAAACGTGCTTCTACAAGCTTAAATAAAGCTGTTCAATCACCTCAAAATACTGTAGTGAGGAATCAGTATAATTCAATTTTAAATGATGCTAAAATGGCTCAAATTAATAATAATCTTGGGTTTAAAGGAAGGTTAGATTCAAAAGAAGAATTACTTAATGATTCTACTAGTAGAACTTTGTCTAATTTAAACAGATCCTCATATAATACAGATAACTCTGATTATACAGCTTTTGGACATGGCAAAGGAAAAGGATTTAATATTAATCCTGATATGGTAATGGGAATAGGAGACTTTATTACTTCTACAATAGGTATCAATCGTACTACCCAAAAAATGAAAGATGCCATTCGTAAAGGAATGATAGGTTCTCAACAACAAATGCCTACTGAGTTTTACTCTAGATTTAGTGATAATGGGTTGCATAGAATGTATAATGATCGCATTAAAAGTATGCGTCAATATAAGACATCGACTAGTGATCCAAATAAAGTATTAGCAGAAAGACTTATGAGAGATATGAATGTTGATCAATTAGAAGGAGAAAGAGATGCTAAATTTTCTCAAATGATAGATCAATATAATGATAAGTTACTTGCTCAAAAACAACAATACGCTAATATTAGAACTCAGATAACTAATGAGAATAGAAACCGTTGAGCACAAGGTTTAGCTCAGTTAGATATGGCTGATGCTAATAAGATTACGCAACAAACTCAAAATGTTAAGAATCTTATTTATCAGTTAAGAGGAGACTATGCCAAGGATCTAAATGAAAAACAAGCTTTACAAGCTCAATTAGCACAACAAAAGGCTGCTGGAGATTTCAGTAATTGGTTTACTAATTTTAGAAATAGTAAAATTAATGAGTTCTATAATTGGCAACAGAATGAGGGTAAAAATCCAGAATATAGTGGTTGGAAAATCGATGATTATTTAAATTACAAATATTCTGGAGATATTGCTACTAATAGAAGTAAATATGGAATTGAGGCTTTAGTTAATCCTTATCAGCAATCTCAAAGAAGATTTTGGCTTGGAGGAAACAAATTAGATACAAAACCATATTTAATTAATTATACTAATCCTGAGCAAATTCCTATTCAAAGATTTATACCTTATAGTTATAAATCTGGCGGTAGATATTTACGTAAAACAGATGAGCAACAATATCTAGACCAGCAAAAAGCTATCAATAAGGCTGTTGGAGAACTAAATAATAACATTATTAAGTTATTTCTAAAAATGATGTCATAAATATGAAGATAAAGAGATATCAAAACGGGGGTATTAGTTATACCCCCTTTTTTAGAGATGCTGCAGAGCCTACACAAGTTGCTACTCAGACCTCTAAAACAAGTGAAAATAAAGAAGAACAACTTATTCAAAAAGAAATTATTAATGTTCTTAAAGAGAATGGGTTACCTAATGATGTAGATTACTTCTTAGATAGAGCTAATAGTTTTTTAAGAAAATCTCAAAACTTAGGTGAATTATTTGTATCTGGACAGAGTAATCAATATGATATGTCTGATTTAATTAGATTACAATCTTTAGCTAATAGAATTAAACATAATAATGAATTACATGAAACTGCATCAGAACAAATTATTAAAGAAGGATCTGGGTCTGAAGTTGCAATTAGTAATGAAGGTAGCTTATATGTGTATAATAAAGACGGCAGTATTAAGACTATATCTGCAGATACTTATTATAAAAATCCACAAAAATATCAAGCATTAACTAATTCTCAATTAATTCATCTTCGAGAAGAACGTCCAGAACTAGCATATAATAATAGTATCCTTACAGATTTATCTAATACAGTTGGAATGAAATCTATAGTAGATTATGTAAAAGCTACTATTGGAGCGTTTGGAACTAATAAATCCTCAAATCAGTTTGATAGATATACTTCTAAATATCAGAATAAAATTGAAAAAGGATTTGAACAATTATTAGGATTTAATGGACCAGATGGAATATATAAAGTTACAGAATCAAATAGTACATCTAATCAGGGATATCATGATAAAGAAAGTCTTGATTTAGCTGTTAATTATTTATATAAGACTCTTCCACAAAATATGAAAAACGTTTTAAGAGCTCAAGCAGCTGCTGAAGGTTTTAATCCAAGTAATCCTGAAGATGTAAAACGATTACTACAAATTGCTGTAGTTGAACATACAAATCATAGTGTAGAAAATACACAAGCTTTAGATTATGATTCAACTGCATCTAAAGCAGGCAGTGGAAGTTCTGGAGGAACTGATAAAGATGTTAATAGAAGCTCTCTAGAAACTATTGCTGCAGGTAGAGTTGTAGATCCTAAAATTGCAGTTTTATCAACATCTGATGCCAAAGGAGGGTTAGAAATTGTAACTAGGGATTATCCATTACAAGATAAGAATGGCACACAAGTAACTCAAAATACATTAAAAAATGTATTGGATAAGGCTGAAATAGGTAATATTGTTGATAAAAATTCTATTTTCTTTGGAGATCAAAGAATATCAGATATTGATTTAAATAGACTTGTGTGAGATGGCTCTAGTTCACTTAGTAGAATGTGACTTCCAAAAGATCGAGATGCAGAACAAATGGGAGTTTATAAGCCTGACTTAGATGCATATGATCGATATACAAAATTTGAGGAATGAATTGAAGATAATCCTAATGTATCTAGACAAAGAATGATAGAAAAATTACATGAATATGATCTAGACTTAGAGTTTGATACTGAAACTAATAGATGAAAATTCAGACCTGAAGATATGATGGTATTTTTTGGATTATCAGGTTATGCTAGTGATAAAGCTATTGACTTTGATAGTAATTCTCCTTGGTTATGACATGTTGATGGACCAGATAAAGATAGAATATTTGATATCTATTCAACTTATGTAAATTATGGAGGAGATGTAGTAAAGAAATCAGACAAAAAGGTTGATAACTTTAAGCCAGGCTTCTTTGGAAAAATATTTCATGGCAATAAAAATTCAATGTATAAAGGAATGATATTTATGCCTATGCATGATTCTAAACTTGCAACTGTTGCATCTAATCATGAAATTGGAAGTGCTAGTGAATATAGAGATATATATAATCAGGCAAATCTGAAAAAACAACAACAAAGCATAAAAGCTAATTTTTAAAGTATGATGGATCAGAAGAAAAATGATTGGCTGGCGGCATTATTTTTTCAGCCAGACAAAAGTGTTCAAGAGTTAGTTAATTTAGGAATAACTCCTGATAACTCTAATGTTAAAGATAGAGAATATTATAAAGGTATACCAGAAATACAAGAGGCGTTTAAAAACGATAGAGGAGAATTTGATAATCAAAAATTCGATACATATTATAAAGACGTTTTAGACTTATATAATCGTGCAGATGAAGCTAATTTAGCAAGTACTGCTATGGATTCATTTACATATGATCCTGCAGATTATTTTGCACCTCTCGGCGGCGATGTACTGGATGTTAGTTCAAGATTAGTTAAATTCTCTAATCCTGAAAGAAGAAGTCGAGGTATAGTTAATCTATATGAAACTTCTGATCCAACTATGTCGATACGTGAAGTAGCACAAACAAATAAGATATTTAATTATGATACTGGTAAGTTTGAGGATTGAACACCTAATGAATGAGGTGGGTTAGGTGCTATAGCTCGTCCTACACTTGTATTAGCTCAATGAGATGAAGATGGAACTCATGAAGTAAATGGAAGAACTGTTTCACATAAAGCAGGAGATCTAAAATTTAATAGTGAAGGAGATCCATTTTATGAAACATTAGGAAATAGACCGCTTACAGGAAAAGATATTCTACATATATCTGATACATTAACTGTTGATGGAAGTAAATGGAATAAATATGATTTCTTTGATTCAGATGGATTAGATAAAAGTGTTGGAGGCACTTTAGCAAAGGTCTTGTTTAAAGTAGGACCAATGCTTATTCCATATGTTGGACAAGTATATGGTGGCATGACAGCTGCTATTGAAATAGGAAAATTATTCCCAGTATTATTTAGAAGTATCGAAGGTATTGCTAAGGGAGATTTAACTAATTCTAAATCAGCACAAACTGCTACTGATATTCAAGCTTGGCTTTCTAGGTTTGATGGAAGTGTTTCTGATTATGGAAGAAATAGTTTCTGAAATGTAGAAAGCATTGGAAAATTAGTTGAAGATAGTTCAAGACAATTATTTCAACAAAGAGTAATTGGACAAATACCAAAGTGGATAGTAGGTAAAGAAAATGTTAGTGAGAATACAATTAAATGAGGTAGAGCCTTATCTTTAGCTTATATGGCAGGAACCTCTTCTACAGATGCTTATGATGCATTTAAGCAAGCTGGAGCATCTGATAGAGTTGCAGGATTAGGAATGTTATCTGTAATGGGAGCAATGTTTACATTAATGAATAATGACTATTTTAAAGATTTTTGGTTTAAAGGTACATATCTCGACCGTACATCTGTAAAAGGAGTTATTAAAGACGTTGCTGAAAAAGTAACTAATGAAAACATCAACAAAGGAATTGTTTCTCCTAAAGCTGCTGCAAATTGGGTTATGAAAACTAAAAACCAAATTCAGCAACGAATCTCTAAAATGAAACCTGGAAATATTTTATATGACAGTGTTAATGAAGGAGTTGAAGAAGTAGCAGAAGAAGTTTCATCTGACATGGTAAAAGCACTTTACTCAGCGTTAAACACAATGAGTATTGTAGATAAGGATAGACAACTTGATTTTGGTATAAGCACAGAAGAAGCGTTTGCGCGTTATACTTCTGCATTTATGGGAGGTGCTATTGGTGGTGCTGTATTTAGTTTCCATGAAAAATGAGATTCAAGAATTAACTCTATAAATGATGAAGCAATTCAAAAACCTAATGATTCTTTACAAGAAATTATATACTTAGTAAGAAATGGTAAAACCTCTGATTTAAAAAGAGAATTAACAAGATTACGTGATAAAGGAGCTCTTGGAAGTAGAAATCTTTCAGGTAAATCATTTGAACTTGTTAAAGAACCTGATGGATATAAAATTAATTACGAATCTGCAAAAGAAGGAGAATCTCAGAACGATGTTATTTACAACCAAATTAATAGTTACATTGATAGAATTGATAGTATTATCAATGAAGAGGGATTAAACATTTCTGATGAAGAGTTACAAGCATTATCAGCTATGACTGGTATTAATGTAACTGAAAATTTAGCTAAGAATATTCAGAGAGAAAGCCTTAAAAATCAGTTAATTGAAACTGGAGTTTATAGTAAAATATTCTCTGATTGGAATGATCTTACAGAGGATATTTTAAAAACTAAAGTAGCTTTAGAATCTAAGATTACTCCTACTGAACTTGAGTCTAAAACTCCTAAAGATGTTGATAACAAAATAGCAGCAGCTCAAAATGATGTAGAATTTCAAAGACTAAAAGCAAAACTTGATGATTTAAGAGCAAGACGTGATAAAATAGTCTCTGGAGAACTTAATGACTATTATTTTGGGCAAGCAAGATTTGCAGCTACTCCTGCATTAGCAACTGCTTTTGTTGATGACTTAGGTATTCATAATTTTACCAAAGTTCGATATCAGAAAGACTTCGATCAATTAACATCTGATGAAAAAGTTGTGATTAAAGAAGAATATGAAAAATATTCTAAGTCAACTGAGAAAACAAAGGTGTTTGCTGCGTATGATTTATTTAATAGTCTAAATGAATCTATTGCACAAGATTTAGTAGCTGTATCTCAAAAAACTGTAGACTTAAGTAAAGCTTATGCTCCAGGTGAAACTATTCAAACTAATCGTATTAAAAACATTGATAAAGAAATTGCTAATCTAAAGGCACAAATAGATGAAGCTATTTCTAAACTTCCCGAAGGAGTTGAAATTAATGAAGAAGTATCTGAACTTCAAACTAAATTACAATTAACTGAAAACTACAAAGATTTCTTAGTTAAAAGACATGAATTTGGATTAACTCAGGAGCTGAGTGAAGAAGGTAGAAAAGTATTAGCTAGACCAGATACATTTATAGCTGATAATGAAGCTGCCTTAAATACATATGCAAATAGCTATATTGACTTCTTAAACTATTTAAAGACCAATTCTTTATATACTGATGTAACAGATGTAGACCTTGTTGCATTAATGAAGAGTTATTTTTATGTAAATGGATTTACTGAAGGAATTGCTGCAGCTAATTGAGAGAAAGCTATTAATACATATATAGAAAGAACAGAAGGTGATAGTGTAGGCTATGAGTCAATGACTCTTGGAATTGCAAATGACTTAGCTGTTTTTCAAGATATTGTATCAAAAGGAGATATAAATCAAATTAAAACTGCATATCAAAATCTTTTACAAAGTGATGGATTAGTAAATTTATCAGACTTTTTAGGACAAAGTGCAGATGAAATATTAGCTGGAATTATTCCGAGAATATCTGGAAGAACGTTTATTGATTTTATTAATGAGGTTTCAGATCTTAAATCTGAAATTAAGGTATCTCCTGCATATGAGTTATTAGAAAAATTTGCAGTATCTACTAATGGAATTAGTCAAAATATTGTTAATTTGATTGTAAAAGAGTATAATAGTTACCTTAATAGTGATTCATTAGAGGATTATATTATTAATAATAAGGATGCTTTAACTAGACTTAAAGAAACCAGTAGATTTATTGATATTTTAAATTCTCTTGTTATTGCTTCTATAGATGGAGGATATAATACTCAAATTAATAAGTTCAAGAAAAAATTAGCTAAAGATCTGCTTGCAGAAATTGATACAGAAACTGCAGTTAATATGTCTTCAGATCTTAAAGCAATTAAAGTTAGACTTGATACATTAATAAATATTGCAGAAAATAATAATGCACAAAAAATTAGAGAACAGAAGGATATCGCTATTAATATGAGACAGAGATTTACAAATCTGTTGCTTAATAATGAAAATTCTGTAATCAAAGATAAGTTTGCATCACTATTTAACTTAGATCTTAACCAATTAATTGCTGAATCAGATTTTCCATCAGGAGAAATTAAGGAGAGTAATTTTAAAGAATTTGAAGAGGCTTCTATTAGATTAGAAACTAAAATCTATCAACTTATAGATGATCAAAAATTATCTAATAGCGAAATAGTTGACCGCATCACTTCACTATTCGAACCAACTTCTTTAATTACAGCAAGACCTACTAAGCTTGCTAGAGATACTGAAGCGATTACTGATTATGATCAGGCAGTTTATTTATTGTCTTTAATTGCATATCCTTCTGCAAATTTCTATAACAACTTAAAAACTGTTATTACTGATGAATCATTTAATAAAGCTCCAATTTTTTCTCAAGAATATGCAATTAGATTAATACACGCAACATCTGAAAGAAAAGATTTATTTAATGAATTTGTTAAATATTTATCTGCAAAAGCAAAAGCTACATCAGATGATAGCTATATACAGAATAAAAGTCAGTTATTAAACTTTATTGCAACATTTGGAGGAGCAGGTACAGGTAAAACACAAGGTGTAGCTTATGTGCTACGTAAAATGATGCCTGCATATAAAATTGTAACTGTAGCTCCAACAAGAAAACAAACAGATCGATTATCTGCAGCAATTGAGCATGACGGTTTATCATATACGAAAGCAGAATTAATTGAACAGATTCTGGGAAAACAAATTTCTGAATCAGATATTAATAAAATTGTTGGAAGTGATGAAATACCTACATATACTCTTAAGGATTTAAAATTAAATCCAGCTACAATGTTTGCAGAAACTGAGAATAGAATCATATTTATTGATGAAATTAGTCAGTTTTCTAAAATCGATCTTGAATTAATTACAAGATGAGCAAATAAAAATAATATTTTAATTGTTGGATTAGGAGATTATAAACAAAATTCAGCTTATATTTTCTATGAAAATGCAAGGAGAAATTTAGGAATTGAAGATACTTATTTTACACGTACTCCAAATTTAACTGCTCCATTACGTCCAAATAATATTGCAAAATATGATAACTATACTATTTTAAATAGCATATTAGATCAAACTTGAGATAAATACTATGATAATCCAAGTATGCTTGAAAGTGAGATCGATTTATTAACGAAACAGATATTATCTGAAAATAGTATTAAACTTAAATATTTTGAAACTACTGAAACGTTTGGTGGGGAGAAATTTATTAATAGTTCAGATGAAGTACCTAAAATAGTAGAAAAGTTATCTAAACTATCTAATGATATTGCAATTATAACTGATAATCCTGCTAAATATACTGCTATTAATAATGTTAAAGTAGTAGGATTAGATAGTGTCCAAGGTGATGAATTTGAATTTGCAATCATAGACAAGAGTTGGAAAGATACGAGTGGAAAACACTATTTAACTCTTAAGGATTTATATACATTAACTCAACGTTCTACAAAAGGTACAATTATTGTAGATAACGGGATTAGTCTAGATTTAAAGTTAAACACAATTAATGATATGACTAGTGCAGGAAGTATTGAAGTATCTCCTGAACAAATTAGTGATTTCAAAGACTGAAGAACTAAGTTATTAGAGAATAGTCCTGAATCTATTGATTATGAAGAAGTAAATCCAAATCCAATTGTAGCTGAACCTGTTATACCAACTTCAGAACAAAATATTAAGCCAAGAGTAGAACCTACACCAGAAGCAGAAATAGTTAGTGAATCTCCTAAGGAACCAGTTAGACAAGCTTCTGTAGAACCAGAGACTAAAAATACTGTAGCTGAAGCACAAAGCAAACAAACATTCAATAGTAATACTGGAGAACAACCTCCTGTTACAGATCAAAATCCAGTACATGCTCCTAATGTTGAACAATCTGTTACTCCTCCTGTAGATATACTTGAAGAAGTTCCTCAGAATATAGGAATAACAGATAATCCTTTAAATATTTCTAAATGGAATGATATTGCAGATTTCTATTTAAATAATTTATGAAATTATGATCAAGCTACAGAATCTTCTTTATTTAATATATTAGGAATAAAAGGTAAACTTGCAGCTCCTAAATATATTAGAGCTTTAAATTTAATTGCTGCTTATTTTAAATATGGATATTATAAAAATCCAAGAGAAATTGTACGATTAGGACAAGCTTTAAATAAAGATAGAGCTATGGGGCGTGCTTTTAGTGAACTTGAAACTGCACTAAAAACTAAACCTACTTTTGAAGTTATTCCACATGATAATGGAAGAAGAGGATTATTGGTGGCAAAAATTCAGATAAAAGATAAAACTGCACAAATTCCATTATTATTTACAACTCCAAGATTTGGAATATATACAGGAGATTTTACAATTGGAAGTTATGCTAAGTTTACAAGAGAAGGAGAATTAACAACTGTTGATGTATCTAATTTTAATACAAGTGCTTTAAATAAAGGAGGTTTATTCTCTTCTTATGGAAAATTAGTATCTTTAGTAGTACGTAAATCAGACTGGCAGGATCATATTAAATGAGTAGGAAATACATTTGAAGCAGATTCAAGAAACTATGCATTTATGTATCAGAATAGAGGAAATACATTTATGTTATTCTCTGCTGATCCATTAGTTAGTCAAAAAGAATTTGAAGCTCACCTAAAAGCACAAGTAGCAGAAGATGGAACTATTTTAAATACTGTTCAAAATGATCCTAGAATTCGATTAATAGGAATAAATAGTGTTGCTTCTTTAGATAATATAATTCATACTGCAATTAATAATGTTAATTTATTTAATGCACAAAGAAAAGCAGGAGACAAAAATGTTAAAGTTAGAAATAATCTTAATAGAGAAAGAGCTGGACAATTAATTTCGCTTGCATATTTTTCTCCTTATAAGAGTACTATATTATTTAGATTAGGAGCATTATTAAATACACAATCAGGATATACTAATGCAATTAGAGTTACTTATGAAGATAAAGTAGCTCAAGCTGATAGAGGAAATGTTACTGAGAGAATAGTAACTATGGAGAATGGTCAATATGTTGTTAATGGAAAAACTTATTCTGATTTTGATTCTTTATTAAACACTGAATTTGGATCTTTTGATCCTAATCAAATGTTAATGCAAACAGGATATATTAGTAGAGTTGGTAAATTTGAATTTAATGATCCATCATTTATGATATATAATATCTTTGCAGACTTTGTTGGAAAAACTGAAAAACTTCAAGAACATATTGAAAACAATCCAAACTTTAAGCAAGGAATTTATGTATTTGATGACGCAGTTAAAGTAGTTCCAGGATCTCAATTCTACTATGAAGTAGATACTGCAAATAAACTATATTCTACGAATGCTTCTAACTTAATAGGAAACGATTTTATTATAGATTATGACAAAATTCAAGTTAATCCTGAAAAAGCTATTCAAGAGGATTTACAACGTCAAAAGATTAATAAAATTAATGAGGCGTTTAACCAGTTTGGAGTAAATAAACAAATTACAAATATAGACTTATTAGAATCAACCGTTAATGATGTTAATAATGAAATATTAAATAAAGTTACTACTCCAAATTATACAATAATTCAAATTGTTGGAGATTCTAACAATCCTGAAATTGTAATGAAGGAGATAAAGGATGATCTTACTCCTATGCTTAAGAATTTGTTTAAACAAGTTTATGGAGAGAATCCAGATGATGTTACAATTATCTCTAGAAATAATTTGAAATTTGTACCATTTTTAGTATCTTTGAACAATAATTCAAAGAATTTTGTACTTGAAAATAAAGATGGAGTTTACTCAATTAGAGAGTTTAATACAATGAATGAATATATAGAACTTAGAGATTATTTAAATTCTGTAAAAGACTTATATAAATCAAGTCCTAATATTTTAATGTATCTTAAAGCTTTAATGCAAAATACAGAAGTAACTGAAACTGTAGCAAGTACATATTATAACGAAGTTAGTACAAATGAAACTCTTAATGAGTTAAGAGAAAACGTACAGAAATACTTAATAGCAAAATTAGAAAATAATGAGTGTTAAATGTGGATATTCTTCAGCATATTATCCATTACTGAAGAACTTACTTAGAGGTGATTCACCAGATTTAAATGCGTTTAAAGTGTTCATAAATGAGCATTTTACAAATCCAGATGAGGTGTTTAATATGTTTGTGAGTGGAGTCTATACAGACTCCGCTCCAACACCTGTATCTGAACCTAAAAAGATTAGTAGTAGATTAGGTATTGAACTTCCTCCCGAAGGATCTTCACCTCAACAATATTATATTGATAATTCAAGACAATATAATAAAATGATTGACGATACAGCAAAAAAGATTATTTCTATGTCTGTATTTGATATTAATTCTGATTCTTTTATAGATGCAAATGCTACTTTAGGAAGTTATTCCAATTTAAATACTGGAATTTTTAAATATAAACAAGAACTTTTATCTATTATTAGTGAGTTCATGGGAAAACCTCTAAATCCTATTAGCATTGACTCAGAGCCTAAATCTATTATTAATGTATTTGAAGATACTATAAAAGAATATGAAGCCTACATTAAAAATGCAGGACTTACTCAAGATCAAAAATATTTTAATGCATATAATGCATATGTAACATTAAAAACTTTTGATGATATATTGAGATTATATACTCCATTTATTTCTATTAAACCAGAATATAAAAACAGTTCAACTTATGCTATAGGACGTTATAATTATGATGGACCTAATGTTACACACTATACTGGTTTTAGTAATAATGAGTTTATGGGTGCTGAAGAATCTGTCAGTGACCTTGCAAAAATTTTACTTTCATATTTTCCTGAAGTTAATGAAGACGGTGTTATTATAGAAAATACAGCTATTACCTTATCTGGATTTAATTCAGCTATGGGTAAAGTAAAGTTATTTATGGAGGAAAGCGTTGACCCTGAAATAGTTGATGAAATAGCTAAAGAGGGCAATATGGATATGAGTAAAATTATTGGAAAATATTTAAATGCACTAGCAACTAAATCTGTAGCGCCAGAACATACAACTTACTTACAAAATAAGTTAAGAGGTATTGCTAAATTTATCTATTCAGATAAAATGGCTACTCCAATTAAGCAAATGTATACACATCTAATGAATAAGACGGTATTGTCAAGTTATATTAGTTATGGTAAGGATAACTTAACTGGAGAATTAACTGGTAAGAATTTAACTGATCGACCTGTACAAATACAGAGATATTTTCTTACAGATATTATTAAAGCTGCAAGTACTTACTGAATTGATAATAAAACTAACTTTCAAAATAAGTTAGGAAAATACGATATTAATATTATTGGAACTAATATTAGTATTACAGAAGGCAGTAATACTTTAAATTTAAAATATAATCCTGATACTGGAGAAATTAATTCTGCAGGAATAATATCTGATACTTTAATGGACGATTTACTTATGGATTTTGCTTCATTTTTAGTAGCAGATGATTTTAATCAAGTTGCAGAACAAGTATTCCCAAGAGAAAAAAATGTAAATAAAATTACATTATTAACTCCAATATTAGGTAGTATTTTATATAGTGCTAACTCAGGTCAAATTATTGATATAGGCAAAAATGGCTTCTTTGGGCAAGCAAATGATTTAGCAAAAGTATTAAGTGTTACTAATGGTTCTGATACAATTAATGTTATTAAGAATGCAGAAGGTAACAATTTACCATTATATCAAATGGTTTGTTTAGCGTACTCTCATAAGAAAATGAGCCAATATTTACATGATGAACTTGGATGAGGATCTGATACAGTAATGAGTGATAATGCTGTATTTAACAATATTCAACGTATTAAAAATCCAAAGATTCGAGCAGAAGTAACTATTGGAGATTATACTAAACAATCTAGTAATCTTACTGAAGATGAAGTAATACATCTTGCAATAGTATATGATTTCTTTGAAGGATTAACTTCAAGTAAATCTGTTTCTGAGCAGGGTGGAAAGGTAAATGGAGTAATTGGATTGCAATCAACAGTTTATTCAGATAAAAATAAACATTTTGTAATGCAATTTGATTTAAGTCAAAATTGAGATTTTAAAGATTTAGGTTCAATTAATTTTAAGGAAGTTTTAGAGAAATATTATTCTAGTAAGAATGTATCTGATTTAGAACCTATTATGAATATTTGATTTAAAACAAATCAAAGTCAATATACGAACTTAATTAATAAAATCTTAAACGACTATACTCAAGCTACAGGTAAAGAATTTAAGACTATAAGTGATCTAAAAGAATATATTGCAAAAACAAAACTTGCAGATATTAAGCAAAAATTTAGAGACAGCGGATTAGAATTTATTGAAGAAGTTCATATATCTAAAGATCCATATACTAAGAAAAATGTCTTTAATGAAACACTTGAAAATCTTTATAATATATTCAGCGAAAGAAATCAATTTGATGAGTTTATTAATTATCAATTAAATAGGTTTCTTGAAGACAGCTCAAAAGCTTGAGAGAGTATATCTTCTGACAAAAATGTATATAAGGCATTTTCTGCTAGAAAATGAAGTAACTGAATTGCTGAAAGAACTATTGAAACTGTTGATGAAAATGATGAGCCTATATCATATACTGTTCCTTATGTAACAATACATGATAAGGATGGCAAATTAAATCCTATGCTTTATTCGTATTTTATTATGGATTCATTTTTAAGTAATGAATATAATAAAATGATGGTTGGAGGAGTTTATACTCACCCAAACAAGAATAAAGAAGTTTCTGCAACAGAAGGATATCTTGAACATAGTTTTGCAAGTAGATGGATTTCTCAGGTAAAACGTATGGTTATTTATGGAGCTACTCACCACTCTTTTGCACAAGGATTAAAAAATGGAGTTGCTCCAAAAGTTAAAATGGCTGTAGTTGGAGATATTGGGGCTGCTGTACAAAATATTTCAGGTATGACTGATAGTGTTGATTCTATGGATGGATCTGGATTTACAAGTCCATATTTCTCTAGACAACAAAATGTATCACTAATTGATGCTAAAGTAGGTAGAAATAAAAAGACTATTTTAGCAGATATGAATGGAGAATATGGTTTACCTAAATTATTAAAGTGAGCAGAATATGAGATTACAAATGCTAATAGACGTACATCATGAGGATCAGATATCAAGTTAGAAAATATGTTTAGAAAAATGCATAATTTACTATTTGATCCTAGTGTAACAATAGTTTATGATAAAGTATTTGATAATCTTTTCTATAGAGAACCTGATAACCAAACTTATTGGAAAATAAATCATGTAGTTATTAATAACAATGTAGCTCAAGTAGAACGTATTGAAACCGATATATTTGGCAATATAATTGGAGAAAATAGTATACTTGATACAGATATTAAAATTAGTAGTATATATGA